CCCGACCGCGACCCCGACCCCGACCACGACCCCGACCACGACCACGACCGCGACCGCGACCGCGACCGCGACCACGACCCCGACCACGACCCCGACCGCTCAAAAGCAATTCTTAGTAGGGCAGCATTCATCATTTCTGGCTCCGAGGCAGATTTCCAATTTGGACTGCATCAATAATCGACCCGCGGCCAATAATCAATTTGCCTTCAGGAAATGGCTCTACCTCCGAAAACGAACACGATGTAAGTGCCCCCGCAAATCGCCCAGTGTCGGCAATCCAGGCTGCTGACTCAAGCACAAGCTCATCGGGATATACCGCGACCAGTTTCCCGGTGTCGATCATAGTGACAGTGCGAATCAGATAGTTCTTGCCGATCTCCCACGGGCCAACAACAGCCTCGGCAGGGACAGCGGCGAGTGTAGATGTGGATGTACCAAACATTGAGGCCAACTGTCTTGCCTCACGGATTGTCAGATCGTCGATAGTCGTAGTTACAGGCATTGCGATTATTCTCCCCCTCTAATCCCTCTAGTTACAGTTACAGCTATACTTCTATACCGGTTGGATGCCGTTGTCAACCCATTATCAACTATTCATTCACAAATATATTTCCTGCCCCCACTATTGACATCCCCGCCTTGCCCTCACTTTTACTATAGCTATTGCTATTGCCATTGCTCTTTACTGACTTTACTGTAGTCATTGAACAGCCCTTCCCTTATTTTTTATCCCTTCCACTTCCTTCATGATTCTGCGATACCCTTCTGCAAAGACCTCAATAATTTCGGGCAGAATATTCAACTGATGCCGAGTAAGGGCGGTCACTTCCGCATCGGTCAAATCCTGCTCGCCTCCCGAATGCACCCAAAGCGGAACAGAACGCTTCTCGTACATAGCCTCGTACCACGTCCTGTAATCACCCTCACCCTCCCCTTCTCCCCACGGAGGGATAGTGATTTTGTGCGGGTCGATGGTTTTACGACGCTCAATTCCCTCTCGGACAGCCTTGAACATTCCTGTCTGGACAGGGGTAAACTCAGATGTATCGTCTAGGTTCCGAGCTAGAACCATATACGGCAACGGACACTGTTTCCAATCAGGGTATGGGCAGTCGTGAACGCAGAGAATGGAGTCGTGGATATACCACAGCAACGCATCTAGTTCGTTATCTTTTGCCAGAATTGAATCCAATTTGTAAATTTCCATTTTAGCCATTTTATTTCTCATTGCAGTCCGATGCACAGGTCCGTTGAGGGTTGGATTCGTACTCATGCATGTGACGTAGAATAATTATTTTAGCGCCGTCAACGTCAAGCACTGGGCCATCACCCTCCTGCTCTTCAATTGCACATCCCCGTAAATCCTCTGCCAGCTTTTCAGCAAACTCCTCAACTGTCATCGCTGTAATCCCCTTCACTCTCTTACGCTCATATCCTTCTATTCCCATTCCAATCCGTTGTCAATCCATTACCCAACTTAATTTATTTCTTCTCTTGCCATCCTCTTGACATGCATCTGCATCCCGATCAGCCCTCGTTTCAAATTCCCATCATCAAACCTTCTCCCATCCACCCCCGCCGCCACCAGCGACTTGATAAACCTTGCCAGCACACATTTCCCGTCAATCCCCCAGCTACGTCCCGTATCCTCCATCAACTTAATCGCACGAGTTGTAGACACAAATCCCCTACCCTCTTTACTTGGCTCCCAATCCTCACTCCTGCCCACGCTCATATGCTCGGTATATTCACGCCCCTGTTCATCGGTAAACTCCACCGCCAGCGTAGGTATAGGATCAGCCAGTCCAATATAGTCGAACATAGTCGCGGCAACATCAGTGATCTCGACATCCATATCATCCAGATAACCCACACGGAAATTCTCGGGCGACATGGATACAGGAATAGCCTTAGAAGGAGCCGAGGAGTTATTGACATTCTTGGCAAACGGCTCACCCTCTCCCGGCAACGCAATAATCCTGGTTGCCAATAGAAATGTCCGGGGCCTCTCCACCATCATTTTCCTCTCAAGATTTTCGGCCTTGTGTCGAGTACGCGACGAGTCTTTAACCATGCTGGCACTCTCCTTCTTAGCCTGATTAACTGTAGTTATCAACTTCCACCCGCCATACATCAGCAGAATCAATACTGCACCCGTTACAAACATGAATATCATTCAATCCTCCTCAACTATCTGTAACCTACATTCACTATGATGCCGTTGTCAACCCATTATCAACTATTCATTCACAAATATATTTCCTGCCCCTGCTATTGACGTCCCCGCCCGCCTCCCCCTACTATCTCTCCTGCACCTCTCCGGTGCTCCTCAAGGGTTAGGGGGTGGATCAGACTTGCTATCTGGTCCGCCTTCGGCACCTCTTCCCCTCTGGACACCTCCTGACAAGGCACTCAACCCTTGCCGCCATTTAACCGATCTTGCTGTCTGAGGACATCTACTAATGCCCCGAAAGCACCGTGACTCAACGGTTTCCACGCCTATTGATACTCTATCCGTATCCATCCCCGTCAACTGTGACCCCTCCGACACGGAGTTTCTTGTCGAATCCCTCTACCCTGTGCACAAAGTCCACATGTTTATAGGCAGAACCAGTCCATGCAAAGATGAAATTGCCACTTTCGTCCTAGATCAGTTCATCAACCCCTGGTGTCAGGGACTGCCCGTATTTGGGCACAAATCCCACCCGATGCCGTTCTGCTACGTGGACTGCTGCGATTCGCTTCTCAGACTCGCGCTCATCCTATTCAACCTCAGGCATCCCGCGCTTGAGGATTTCCCCGGCATCTCGCTGATCGACAACCCTCCCCCCTTCCCTGACACCGATCTCTTTGACCACTGCCTCTACATTGCCCGCCAGTGCGTTCCTGACCTCAAGGTGCTATTCCTTGATGGCTATGCTCACATCCTCCCCGGCGACCCTCACGATGACGCTGATACCGAAAGATTTAACGCCCGAGTGGATAAAGCGGCTCGGGAAGAAAATATTACGGTGATAGGCATAGATGAGTTCGACAATCTGGACGAAATGAAGGCCGGTATGGAAGCACGGAGAAGGAAATTCCAATGACATCGAAACGCCACAATTCCGACACATCGGGTACTACCCGCAAAACCTATGGCCAGATCTCTCCCGCCCCCGACTTTATCGCCAAGCCTATTTTTTCCTCGAATGAGGTGCATCTCTGGAGCGGTGAATCTGGAGTAGGTAAAACCAGTCTGCTGCTACAAACCATCTCCTCTTGGAGCCGTGAAGACCCTATATTCGGCTGCCAGTCCTTCCCCCTACCTTTCTGCTACATCTCCAGCGAACGCTCCCGTAGAGTCGTCCTGAGAGCCTTGAAGCGCCTCAGCATCGACCCTGAGGATAACTTTCCCGTCTTCTCGTCCTTCGACAAGCACCTGAAAACTCTGGAGTCAGCAGTGGATATGGCACTGGAGATATTTCCCGATACCCGCGTGATCTTCCTCGACAGTCTCACCAAATTTATCGAAGGTGACCCGAACCGCCCCGCCACAGTCAGCAAAATCTTCGACCAGGCATCCACTCTAGGAGAGAAATATGGCTTGACATTCATTGCCACTACCTGTGCTGCCAAAGCCAAAGTAGGAGAACACTACCTCAATCTACGGCAGCGTGTAAGCGGCTCTGCGATGTTCGGATCGTCTGCCGTCACCATCATCATAATTGAGTTCGGCAACCCTCACGACCCTCACGACCCCCGCCGCATCGTACACATTCTGGACGTAGACGGTGGCGTTCGCACTCTGCATTACACCGTCAACGTCAAAACCGGCGCATTCACTATTGCCCCCGAGGACATCGAGAACAACTCGGACTTTGAGAAGATAGTGTTTGCAAGGGGTGAAGGTGGTATACTTCCCCCTAGCGACTTGGATGGCATCTGTAAGACCGTGGGAGTATGCCTACGGACGGGACAACGTTACATGAAAGAACTGGTTGAGGACGGGCGAGTACGCAGGGAATTAACGGGCATATACACGATCTCTAAGCCCCAGTAGTACCCCTTAACAGGGCGGCAATATAACGGCACGCGAACCGTGTATTAGATTTAAGTCAAGAGAGTATATACGTGTCGCGTGTCGCATCAACAAACCATCTCCCTAATAAATCAATAAGTTAACACGCGACACGGGCAATGTCGCGTCGATGTCGCGTGTCGCGTCAATTTATGTGACACGACACTCAAACGACACCCATGCGACATGGGTGATGTCGCGTCATAAATAGCCTATTTTGATGAAGTTAACCCTAAAAACAGCCTGATGCGACACGTTTTTACCCTGCTCTAATGTGGGTCAAAATCACTCCCAACCACATGATTCTAATCAAGTTACATTGGATTCAAGTAAATATTACACAGAAAAGAAAAGGCCCAATTTTTGACGATTTGGGCCTTTATTTGCGTATGTCAATGATTCTAATCAAGTTATCATATACAATTCCCCGATATTTTTGCTATCGCCGCCTCCTCCCCATCTCCGTCCACTGCCCCTGCCTCCAGCCCCGCTAACATCCTTTCCGCAGCACCCTTACATATCCCATGACTGCTGATCCTGGCATCCCCCTCGACCTGTATCGTGACCGCCCCACACGCCACGCATTGGTACTGGTTAGCTATACCCGTAGCGTTAGCCTTGGCTAGACCTTTACCCTCACACTCAGGGCTATTGCAGGTGGCGTACAGGAAATGTTCAGACTCACAATAATTGCAGTAGTACAGCATTGGCTCGAATCCCCCTCTATCCTCTATCCTCTATCCTCTATCCTCTATCCTCTATCTTTCAGCTCTGAATTTGCAGCTACTAACAATCGCACAAATCCCGCAACTTAGCTACAGTTAGCTACAGCTTGACTCCCAATTTCTTCGCCCTCGCTATAGCGCCCTCTTGAGCTTCCCGTCTGGCTTTACCCCAATCACTCTCAGCCTCTACCTCCATCTGTGTAGCTGAGAACTCTACCTCCATCCCGACCTCACACGCCCCTAACAGTAGAGCGGCCTCTATGTCTTCCCAGATAGCCTTGCTGGTTCCGATAGTGCCAATCCTCTGCCATTTGGTTTGACCATCGCCGCCATCGGGTACGCGCTGTAATATCTCGACTCTGCATCTACCCTTGCCTATACCCTCGGGTGTGTAGGTGACCTCTACCCGCAATAGTGATTTGATACCAGCCTGACTACCCCCACCTCCATCTCTACTGGTCATCCTCACGCCCTTCGACAGCAGCCTTTAGCTTACCGTAAGTTCCAACACATCGATCCGCAACGTATTCTTTCGCCGCCTGTACTATGCCTGTCTCTGACACACTCGGCTTATTATTCAATCTCTTACTCTCCTCACTGATCTTGTGGCACGCCTTCAACATCCCCATATGCACCCCCGCCGCCAGTGCCGTCACCCTATCGTCGGAGATATAGTTGGCAATCTCACACACCTTTGCCGTTAAATCACACTTTCTGAATTCCCATTCGACACTGATCTGTTTAGGCTCGCATGTGTCCCGTTTGAACGCTAATTGATTGGCGAGCCCGTATATAAATCCGCCCTGCAACCCCGCTGACTTACATACCCAGTCATAATGTCTTGGGCATAACTCGTTCATGAGCATGTCAATCTCAGCGGGCGTGAGCGACACTAGGGCCTTGACCTCATACACATACCCTGCGAATAACATCAACTATTCCCCTCTCTTCTCTCGCGTCTCAATGTATTCGGCTAAAACTGCCTGAGCGTTGACCTCGTTCCCCTCATAGCTCCATTCCCCGTCCCGCCACTGCTCATAACCGTTATCCAGCAGCCATTGCTTTGCACGCTCCTGATAGATGTGATCACTCACGCTATTTCCCCTCTCCACTCACTATTGCCCTGCGTTTAGTCGCGCACTGGTCCAGATATGCCATCGCCATCATCCAATCGATAGCCTTGGCCCGCTCGCCGCCGAAGTCATATCCTGGCCGCGCATAGACAGTCTTAATCTCCGGATACCCGCCGCCCTTACCCTTACTCAATAGTCCTGACTTGACGGCCTGACGCAGACTATTTTTATCCTCAGCGGTTAGTTGTCCAATATCGGCTACCGTCTCAAGCAGCGCCCGCTTGACTATAGATGGTAGTTGGCCGCGTTTATTCTTGCTCATCGTCATCCCCCATCATCAGCCCCGCCATTTCAGCCTCTAACCCCTCAATAATACTCAGCAGACTACTCCTCTCATTCACTACCGCTACATACTCCATTCGCCTATCCGCGTGATCCTTCATAGCTCTAGCCACTGTAACGGCCTCCGCTTCGATCTGTTGATGACTTGAGTACCCCTCTGCCCGATGGCTGTACATGCAGGCGTCACCCTTGTTCTTTAACAGCCCGAATTGGCTCATATCCCTCAAATATTCCTCAGGACTCTTCGGCCCACGCTTATGGCTATGAACCTTAGTGTATGTATATGACGGGCGTATGCAATACTCAGCTAGTTCGGCATAAAACTTTACCCACGGGAATACCGTCATCCGGCCATAACTCCCCATCTTGTGCCGGGTGCTCATTCGCACGCTGATTAGCGCGGTATATTTAGCGGCTAACTGTGAGATGAGTTTGCGATGGGCCTTCTGGATGTAATAGTCATAAGCCTGATCCCGCACACGACCGTTGTGTTCCTGACGGCCCCCATCGAACTCCGACCTATCCGCATCCCCCCAATACTCAGGCCAGCCAATCAACGGATTAACCGGACGGCCCATATCCAGTTTAGTAATCTTCCGCCGGAGCTTGTCAATCTCATTGTCGATCCGTTTACATTTGGCCTCGACTCTAGCCTCTCGTTTACTACTCAATAATTCATCACTATTCATTAGTGATTCAGCTAACAATCTATCAGCCCTCCCCTTGGCCTTGACCCGACTGGCTATCGGCAATACCTGAGCGCTCATCTATACACCTCCCCTTACACTCTGTCTGCAATCCGGTCTGCACCCTATCCGTGTATCAATTCGGCTATCGTCAACCCAAATAACTTACTCAATATCAATATGGTTGACAATTTCATATCAATATTCCCGGCCTCAATCCGGTACAAACTCGCTATTGCCAATCCACACTCCCCGCTCATCACCTCGATAGTCCATCCCCTGCCCAGCCTCAACCCCCTGACCCTCCGCCCTATCCTGTCGTATACACTCTTAAATCTCTTCCGCTTCCATACGGCTTTCGTGGTAATCATAGTCTTAGTCTTACTGGTCATAGTGAACACACGGCTACCATGAACAAATAGAACAGGACCATGGCCAGCCCTATAAGCCCGTACAATACTACCAACCCTACCAACTCCCCCAACCACTCCATAAACCACGGCTGAGGCTTAGACTCCAGCTCTGATTCAGATTCAGATTTAGACATTACACTCCCCCTTAACCCTTCTCTGTTACTGTCCCGTTACTATCATTCTTAGCGTGTCCAGTACAAACCACGCCACATATCCACCTACCACCACCATTGCCACCATCACCCCAAACACCTTGAGCTTATCTCTTGCCGATTCCGTCTCCCACCTGTATACAGTCACGCTATCCCCCTATCCCCTCTCCCAATCTCCCTCTCCCGGCTTTCAACTTCCTGGCCGTCTGCAAATATATCGCCCGATATCTAGCTTTCCTTTGCCGGCTGGAATCGGGGTGCTTGACTATACCCTCTCCCCTCTCCGCTCTCCGCACGCTGTCCATGCTGTTTATGGCCTGCTGCACCGCCCATATCAGCTCAATATAGAGAATCGTTTTCATAGTTAACAATCCTCATCCTCATCCCCATCCGACCACCACCACGTCCAAATGTCGCACCCCTGCAGAAACGATAATAGTTTCATCTTGCCCCTCCAAGTAGCCTGTCCAACACATACCCCACTACCGCCAGCGATGCCACTAACATACCCAGATTCGCCAGCGTGCCCAGTACCGAATCTATATCCCTCTTCAAACTCGGGCTTATACTCACTATCTGACTGTCCCACACGATATAATCAGCGCCCCGCCCACCATCCGCCCGGTAGGGTCGCCGCCATTACTACAGCTCACCGCGACCGCGCCATCTGAAATGTAAGTGGATTTAATGTATCTAGTCTTAGCCACCGCGCCCGCCGCTATTGAGAGTACAGCCAGGACAACTAAGACTAATCCTGATTTTTTCATTATGATCTCCTCATCTGTTCGCGGCCCTTATATAGCCGCCCGCTATACATCTAGTTATCTCTCTATCTTTCGTTCGGGTCTCTATCCAGTTCCTCTAATATCTGATTCTGTTGATGGACATATTTAGTCATCTGTAACCTGAGACTGTGAATCTGGTACGCCTGCCCGCCCGCTATAGCCAGTAGCAGGACCGCCGTTGCATATATCGTTTTCATGCTATATACCCTCTATTCTCTCAGTTCTCAATTTCAAAATACTGTGCGACCGTTGCAAGCGGAAATAGTAACCCGCTTCCCATCGGCTTACCCATCCCGCACAGCTCAACCACACCCGTCTTGAGCTGTGACAAGTTACAAGATGCTGTCCACATCCTAGCCCCAACCTTTAACCTGTTCCGCCTGCCTGATCCAGGATTGACATACTCAATCCCCACTCTTACAACTAATACAGTCCCTTGTTTGTAAGTATCAGCCATGCCGTTTTCACCTTTTCCTGTTTAGATAACGTGATAGACCAGCAGCAGCCCGATAACCCCGCCTGCTATAGCCGCCCATAACACTATCGCCAGCGGTATAGCCCACATGAACCCCCGCCGCACACTCTTCTCTCTACTCATATCCTCTTCCAACACTCTTAACACTCTTACATACTCGTTGAAATCGTCCATGTCAGGCTATCTCCCTCATTACCGTTACCGTTACCTGTGATTGCCGCTGTCCCTGTCCCTGTCCCTGTCCCTGTCCCTGTCCCTGTCCCTGTCCCTGTCCCTGTCCCTGTCCCTGTCCCTGTCTATGCCTCTCTCGGCCCCTTGTGAATGTCGTAGCATCATACTCATACTCTCGCCCGCACTCACAGCACACGACATAAGCCGCACACCGCTTCCCATCTACCTTACTCAGCGGCCACGACATATTCCGATGTGTACACCCTTGCATCCAGTCCCAACCCCACGCTATCAATGCCATCAATTCACGCATGACTATATCCCCCTCTCTGTACTCAGAACTATTGCGCGTTATCGAGCCGCACCCCTCGGGTAATGATTAGCGTCTTCCGGTTCCCTTACATGACCAGCAAGCCTGCCCGTATTTAATCTCATTGCCGCCGCACCGATCACAGAGCGGAGGGTTAGACATTGCCGCCGCCCGTGCTACTCGAATCGCCGCCGCTCGGCTCAAACCATTAAAATCCCCAAATGTGTTCACATCTCCGTCTGCCGGATCAAAGCGGCGAACCGTAAAATGTCGCGCCGTGCCGTTATAGTTCTGCTCAGAGGTGACAAAGAATACTCCGCCCCCACCGCCGTAGATATCAGGAAGCACGCGAGACCTAAACGCCTTCATATTGCCACGGTCAAAAAAACATCCCCCAGCCGCGTAATTCATCGCTTGTAGCTCATCCATGTCTCGGGGAATCTTGCCGCCCGGTGTGGATTTAGGGCGGACAGTGTTACAGTACCGCTCAAGTACGGCTGCTGCTGCCTTGCGATACTCTGTCGGGTAGTATTGGCCTGTGCAGTAGGAGAGCCCGTCATTGTCCCAAGTCAATCGACCAGAGAACGCGCCAAACCCATCCATAAGCGCGGCATAGTCTGCTGGATAGCTGCGAGCCTCCGCCAGTGCCAACCGTGCGCGTTTACCGTCTGCTGCGATAGTTCGCGCGTCTTGAGCCATGCTGCGCCGTGCATCGATTCGCTGTTCTCGTGTGGAATACTTTAGCTGCTCGGGATGGCAACCGTAGTTTGCAGGGTCTAAGCCTGCACGCTGGTTAATGAATGTTTCGATGTGGCTCAGAATGGATTGGACCGTGCAGGTATCAACGTTAGTAGCTGTAATGGTCATGGTATTCTCCGTGTTTATTGCCTGCTGGTTCCGCAGGGTTAAAGGTTTATGGTTTATGGTTAATGGCAACGTTTAACCATGTAATAAACCAAAGTCCCTAACGCTACCGTTACCCCTAACTCCCAGGGCATTAGTTGCGCCACAAAAATAAGATTCCGCACCCGCTCCATCACAACTCCCACCCCACTATATGTATATATCCGCTAACATCTACAAATAAACCTACAACTCAGAATAGCCACATTTTCACACGCTATCTGTACTCTGTCCAATACCCTTTCCGGGTTCTCATTTGTGATTAGAACAGAGTACAAATAGCTGGTGTAGTGGGCCTAACCCCTGCCCCAACCCCTAACAATTGCACCTTGACTGGTTTCTGTTCGATTTCAGGCCATTCCACGATTACCACCTATGGCTATGGCCTATGGCTATGGCCTATGGCTAGATTGTCGCTACCAGATTACGGCAATACTCCCTGAATCGCTCATGCCTTTCAGCCATACACTCACCTTCAATCCCACACATCTCGTAGAACTTCCGCTCAAGCGCATTGACTCCTGCAGCACCCTTTGACACTTTATTGCCTGTCAGCTCTGACACGACATGCGCCCTATTTGTAGCGTTATGCGGACCTGACATGGCCCAAATATCAAACCTTCCGCCTGTATACATCCCTAACAATCTAATCGCGTTAGCTCGATTCACGATAGCCAGCCCTCTCTGTTCTGAATTGTTTATACTACACTATTAAACCCATTGTCAACGGCAAACTACCTGTATTGGCCCTAATACATCTCCCGCGAATACCATCCCGGTACAGTGTGCCGCCCGTCGTCTTCGCAGTCTTCCGCGTCCCAATACTGGAAATCGTACCAGTTCGCCCACGACCTAGGCGTATCTCGCAACGTGATAAGTTTAGTTGCCCCTGTGCCATCTAAATAATCCTTTACATATCTGTATCCATCGGATGTCAAAGGATTTAGCAGGAACTTACCACACTTCCCGCAATGTGACGGCGAATCGCTCTCCTCGTGCCTAGCGTCATACGATTTAGGGAATTCGTCTGAATCAAAGCTGGAATGGTCCATGTCATCTTCGGGAGCCTTACCATTCGCCCGGATATGCTCGCAAATGGCGTCCCCGCATTTATCGCAGTATGTGTCCGCCTGAAAGATATAAGCCATGATCTACCCTCTCTCTATGTCATTGCTAGAATTAGAGTTATAGTTAAACACTCTATGAGACATCCCGATATCACTCCCCATTCTGTATACCGGGATGCCCGAACAGTGTTCAATCATTCTCAGACATTGGTACTTCCGCCCATTCCACATACTTTCGCATAACCATCCAATGCATTCTGGCTTTCATTCTCTCCTCATGCCCTGAGCCTAAATCGGCCATCGACTGCACGTGATCCTCTGACAAATGCACATACTTTTGCCTAGCCATACGCTCACATCCGAGATAAATGAGCCGATAACATCTAGTCCAACCCGGCCAATCGCCATTGCCTCTAGGCCCTGCTCTCAGGGCGATAGTTGTAGGCGAATCCTGTACGCCCATTGCAGGTACCATGCCGTTTCGAGTCCATGACAATCTAGCCATAATGCACCTCTGCTTTCCGCAATCTCTTGTAACTACTTCAATCTAGGCGTGATAGGTTAGTCTCACGCCTACAATGCAGGAGTCACCCAGTTACCCTGCTATCCTGCTATCAGCATCTCCTCTGCGCCATACACGGCCATCGCGCCGCATGAGTCACAGTGATAATTGCGTGCATCGGGCTCAACTCCGTCCGTTTCAGCTCCACACTCTTTACAAAACCCTACACTCTCACCGCTCTCAATCGCCCGCATTATCCTTGCCTGTGACACTATAACTATCGGCCTACTCTCGCCCGTAACTATCTTCCATGCCGTAGGTTTACCGCTAACAGTCAATCCATTGGCCATGGCCGCGCCCAGCTTACTGACATATGCTGTGTAGTGCTCGATTGTGGTCCCTGCCTTGCGTGTGGCGTACAGTTTCCATCCATAGCTATACCGCTCACCTTTGGCTTGGTATGACGTAGGCTTGAAGTGTACGTCAATCTTCTGCATCACCTTGCCGTCTGACATGTAGGCGCGGGTCGTTCTTCTCCAATCCGTTGACGACTCAATCTCAGTGACATCCCGTTCCAGTTCAATTCTCAGTAGCTCTGTACCGTGCTTCGATAGTCTCGCCATGATTATGTATTCTCCCTGTGATGTTCGATTACCCTGTTATATTGCTCAAAGCTATACTCTGGACTGGTGTCACTGGTATCCATAGCTTTAAGCAATGATAGTTATAGTCTATGTATCGGATACGATTGATAGAATCAATAGATTTAGACTATGAATCGCATCCAACCACTCTAATTCGGAAATAGGCTCATGTTCATATGTCATGACAGTTTCCATTCTCCATTACCAACCGAATGCGGCCATGTGTTCAGGGCGAGTCCGGCATATAGTCAATGCATCGTGCATAGCGGTGTAGGCATGTCTAAGAGCGGTGAATGTGATATCGCATTTGCTGGACATGTAGGCATCATGAGCCAGTATCCATGCGGCTCTAGCGGATAGATAGGCTTGATAGTGTGGTGATGATTCATAGATAGTTATGTTAGTCGTAGCTTCAGAAAGAGTCTTACTCATGCTGTCATTCCCCTTTGTATTGTTAATGAGTTGATAACGTATATAGATAGTCTGTTATCTATCGCGATGCACGGCGCATAAATCTGATAGCGTCTGCTCTCTTCTCCGCGCTCTCTCGCGTCTTTTCAATCCCACATACCTGCCCACCATCCATTACCGCGAATCCCTCTCGCACCTTGCCCAGAGCATCTTTGATAACGAATGCCGTGCCTGCCTTGCTCTCTTTTACTGTGATAGCCATTGATCCATTCTCCCTTGTATTGATAACCGATTCGGACGACCGCCAATGTGTTCCTTTGCCCGCGCGAATTGTTCGGCATGGTACCAAGTGTAGTAGTAGCAGATAGACTGCCGCTTGCCGTTGCCGTATGTGACTCGATACAGACTGTACATGTTAATTGGCCTCTTCAGTGACCTTATATAAGGTCAGACTAGAACTATAGCCAGTGTTCTAGTTTCGGCCTCTTAACCTTTGTTTGTCTTCTGGTATACCTTTTCGCGCTTGAGCCAATCTCTCAGGTGCTTGATCTTGGCGGTCTCTGTCTGACGGATAGCTGATCGTGCCCATTTACCCAATCCACAGGTGCGAGAATAAATGATGTGATTGCGGGACTGTTCGATCAGGTCTAATATGACCTGTACTCCGGGATGATCTTCAGTGCACATGTGTAACTCTCCATTCCCATATTCCCGTGCTCGATTACCAGTGATTGTATCGTCCCTATATATAATGATAGAGGCAGGGCCAAATGTAGATGTAGATAGCCCCGATTGGTTACGTTACCGTGTGATAATGTCTTGAATATTTAACATCCAACCATTGATCATGACATATCTCTGTGCATCCATATCCCATGCGCGGAACCGGGAATTGAAATCAGTATCCGGCTTGACCAGCATGAACAGTTTCAAGTCCACATATCTTCCCATTACTTCGCGTGTGTATCCTTCGAGTACCGCGCCATTGTCGTCCATGTCAGTCTCTCTCTCTCTCTATTCTTGATTAGGTATCATTCCCGCTATCAACTCATTTACAACGTAATCAATATATACGCTAACTCAGATACCATTGTCAACGGAATAGTTGCATCCATCCATATTTATTTTCAGCTCCACATATTCGCGGCCACTCAGTTACACATTGATTAGCTGCCGGACATGGTACCTAATGGATATGGATCGATCGAGTATGGCCAGCGACGATCCCGCGGGCGCAAGGGTACCCACCACCGGCGACTGGCGCGATTTTAATCTCATACTCCTTCGTGTATATTGACTAAAAATTTCAGCTACTCGGAATCTACTCTCAATCACTTGTTGTAACAACTAACCTAATAATTTTTTCCCACATTATTTTTCTCTTGACACCCATAATAAACATACGTATAGTCACTCCCTATGAAGACCCCTAGTGGCAGGCCCGCCATGTCAGCTATACAACGAATGACCTCTATCTGTTTGAATCTTCCTAAGCCAATGCTAGCTGCTCTGAAAAATTCATCGGCAGTGTCGGGGCTTCCAATGAGTGAGATTATACGGAATGCGATTGAGGCTCATTTGAAAGCGTTGGGAATTTAGAGATAGAGAGAGTAGAGAGAGGGAGGTTAGCAATGGAAGATGGATTAGGATTATCCCACCACATCGACTACAGTCCTACAGGACATGCGAGGCCGCGAATTGTCTGTCTGTGCGGGTCAACTAAATTCTACGAGGAATTCGTGTGGGCCAATTATCAAGAGACTATGGCAGGACGGATAGTGTTGTCGGTGGGATTCTTCATGCACCGTCCTGAGATCCGCAGAGTGCCAAGGCCGGATGAGAGTGCCGACAAGAGATTCGTCCAACCCCACGGTCAGGCTACAGGCTGCACACCAGAACAGAAATTGGCGTTGGATGAGCTGCACAAACGCAAGATAGATTTAGCCGATGAGATATTGGTTTTGGACGTGAATGGATATATCGGCGACTCTACACGCTCGGAAATAACTTACGCGGAGGCCTATAATAAGCCGGTGCGATATCTGAGTCAGGAATCCAAGTAACATTAGCCGAGAGACTATAGAGAGTATAGAGAGGGATCAACCAATGCATGACAATACCATTACCGTAGACATCGACAACCTGCGCTCCATCGCCGCTAATGCTCAACGCGCATGGGAATCGCTATGTCAGGCTCACCACTATGACATCTGCTCCGACTGCGGCGGGATTATAGATGACAGTGTACATGCGTCTGTCAGCCCCGTCCCCGCCGACGCCACTTGCGATCACGATGTATTACTCAGCGAATACTGCAGATACTGTGAGTCTGACATGCGGGCTGATGAGCTAGCTGATATGGTCGGCGAGCCCACCTCCGCTGATACCTATGGCCCTGACTGCAACTCTTGCCCATGCCCAATAGCCTATCGCGGTCACTGCTGTGGGGATTACGATTGTCCTGTAAATCATGCCAGGATTGACGAGGCACTCAAAGCCTACCACACGGCATTCTCACCAGCCGTAGCCTTGGATGTAATCCAGCTATTAGATATGGCTATAGCGAGAGCGACAAATAAAATGAGCACGGCAACTGAGGGTAGCAATAGTAGTGAGGCTATTAAGGGAGACTAATACTAATCATGTTCGATGACGATGCCAATGCTAACGATTTTACCTTCTGTCCGGACTGTGGTAGTGACGAGATAGTAACACTGGATACAGAGTGCGAATGTCTTGTATGCGGCTGGGAGGGTAACGAGTCTCAACTAGTGTGCAACCCGTAACTCCAACTGTAGAGAGGGAGAAATATAGCCATGTCCGATGAAAATGTAACTAGCAATAGCAATACCGATACCGCTACCTCTACCACTACCACCACCACCCCCACTGTCCATCTGGTCGCCCGCAATCCCGCCGAGATGTCCGCCAGCCTTATCCACCTAACTGACTGGTTCACTCAAAAGGTCGCTCAATGCCGACAGGAATACGCTGAATTATCCACAGCCCGTGATGTGGCTAAACGCAGCAAGTGGAACTACAAGGCATTAGCGAATCAGGCAGTCAGGGCAGGACAGCGGGTAATGTTTTACGAGAAGTGTCTCGCCGCCACTGTCGCTGGATACACGATCATCCCAAACATCCCCGTCGATGTATTTGCGATCCGTGTCAATCGTGACACCCCCGCTCAGCGGACTGTTGAGAATGAGACTGCATCCCCACACTACTGGGACGGTCCCACTCTGAGGGATGAAAACTGCCAGCTATTACCGGTAGGCGACGGTAGCTATAAATCCCCATCTCAGATTGTCGAAACTGACCGTTACGAAAAGGCGGTGGACGGTAAGACTATCACAGTCCGATCCATATGGCCGACAGATTATATGGGTATCGAATTCCCCATTATCGCCTCCATCCCCGAGGTAATGACCACAACTCAATTAGCAATGACTAAGGGTATTTTTGATGAGATCGGAGTATCGCCACGGAATGTACGCAAAGGTGATCCACTGATAGTCGGTCGTATACTCATGCCGAAGGTAGGGTACTCGCAAAAGACTGTTAGTTTTCTGATTGCTTGGTATCTGGATATGAGGACGCTATAACCAGTGGGGGATGAAATGATTGAGATTCGCACTAGCGCTACCGCCGACACCCGCTCCTGCGACTATACGCAGGTAACGAAAGAAACCCTTCGAGAGAGTAGTGTCCAGCACATCAACGATGTCCGCAAAGGGCTTGAATACTTTTGTGGCAAGATCATGGACGCCATGTACGAGCATGACCGTGACAAACTATCCGACATAGACGGCTTCCATCGCGACTTCATTACTGGATTCACTCAGACTACGTGGTGGGATAACCATAGGAAGGTGAATCGCCATCATCTACTAGAGACTGATGGGGTGCCTGTAGATGTAAATCTAATTGATGTACTGGATATGATATCGGATTGTGTTATGGCTGGAATGGGCCGCACAGGTACAGTATACCCGCTCAATATCAGTCCGGAAGTCTTGATGGCCGCGTTTCAGAATACTGTTGAATTGCTCAAGTCCCAAGTGGTAGTGGCTAAAGATGAATAGACTATTATCGCTCCACGCCACCGATGCCGACTCGTCACTAATACTAGTTGACCCTGACCATATCATCCTCATCCTCCCTGCCCCTGTAGACGGCTCAACTATAGTCATGGACGGGGCCGGAGACAGATTCACAGTCAATGAGGATGGGATAGCCATACAACAATTGTTGGCCGATGTGGATATAGAAGATGAAGATAAGGAGAATGACAATGATGAAGAAGCCGCTCAAGCCTAAGCCGGGTCCCACGTCCGCGTCCAATAAACTCAAGCCGTTCGTGATCATGACCTATCCCCGCTCCGCGATGACTATGGAGGTTCAATCCAAAATTGCCGATCAATTCACCTCCCTCGGCTACGACGTAGTGGATGTACCACTATCCAAACAGTATGACGGTCAGCGGCTGGAGTTTAAGTTCATGCCCGAGAACTATAATAGCAACTTGAATGGGCACGGCAATGGGCTGAAATCTCCCAAGCTCAAGAGCCCCATCAAACGCAGGGGCCTGACCAAGTAGTATAGGTATAGACATAGAGGATAGACTAGTGAGATTGAGATTGGGCGTGACAACTCGGCCACTATACCGTCACCATCGTTCCCCCTGTCGCGCTCTCATCCACTACTCATATCCGGAAGTCATCTCCATCCTGACAAAACTTGATTCACTCGGGCTATCCGATGATGAGTTGGAGTCGATGAATGACAAGACATTAGCTGAGATTGACAGACTGGTAAATACAATTAGAGAGGGATAGCCATGACTGTCGGCGACCGTGTAATGGTAATTGGAGATCATCCATGGGCTACTCACGCCGGTACACTGATAGCCTACGAACGATACGGACTAGGCTGGCGGGGATGGAGAGTAAAATTGGATGGCAACTGCGGCGAATGTTACGCCAGTGAAAGCGAGATGCTCAGACCCGTACAGAAGTCAATACAGAAGTCAATCCACAGGTCAGACTATTGATATCCGACCCTACTCTCGCCGCCCTCGTTACCCTATCTATAACCGCCCATCTGTGGACGTTAGGATTCGTGTATATGGCAATAGTGAGGGTGGAATATTTACAACGTCAAAGGAGAAGGAGATTGACAGAATGATTACCCGGCTGACAGATCGACTCTTGGCTATACTTCAACGCCGTTGCCCACACCCGGATAACATGTGCGCTATAGATATATTAGAGGGTGTAGGCCGTGACATCGAGATAGGATATTGCAACCGCTGCGGGGCCGTAAAAATCAAGTATAGTCATCAACTGAATCCAGACTGGCGCACTCCCGACCCTAATCTATGGCGAGGCAAATAGATGCCGATTGAATATACTCAGCTCCGTGACCGCCCGGAACCCTTCTTCCGCTGCCCTGACTGTGGCAGTCTATTCAGGTCGTTCATGCGGGGCCAGGTACAGTCGGCGTGGCGTAAACTGTTCCGTCGCCCGTATTGTTGCGTGATCTGTGAAGTGTGTAAAGAGGTGGTCGGTTATGAGAAGCCTTAGATGAATACTCTCTCTATCGTCATCCTCTCTCTTCTCCTCGGGCTATTTATAGCCTTCCTGATAGCCCTGTGCGGATTCCTGGTCTGGTACATCACCCGCCTCCGTACAGCCGTAGCTACGATTGAATCCACCTTCCCGGCTCTAATCGCCCAAGCCAGCGCCAAATTTGACCTGCAATCCCAATCCCTCACCGACAGCATCGCTAGAATCCGTGGCGACGAACTGGAAAAATTCTCCATTATCGGCATGAACGCCGCCAAACGCATTGAACAAGCTGCCGTAGCTATCGGCGGGGTATTGACTCACGTCCTCTCTCGAAACGCGCTAGAATCAATAGCCGGGGAAAATAACGGGAGCGGTCTAGGCCCCGATGATTTCGCCGAGGAAACGGGCGAGAGATATATCTCGGTCAGCAAGAATGCCCGTCAAGATCAGGAATTATTGCTTAGACAGCAGTCAGGAGATAGAGTAAATAGTCATGGACGCGGACAAGGTTACAGTATACCCAATATCTACAACCACAACGGATCATCATCCCCAGCCTCCCAATTCGACGGCTCCGAACCCTTCGACCTCGACACCCTCTCGCCGGGACTGGAGGAGAAAGCTGGGGGCGACGAATAGGACTAGCCGGCTATCGACAGCTACAGTCGCACCCGTCAATACTCCTACTGCCGCTCCTACCCCTACCCCCACCCCCACTCCTACTCCTGTCCGTGCCAAGCTGAATATATCTACACCTCTGTCTGTGCCTGCATCCGACCCCATCCAAGACTCAATACTATCGGCTGCCGAGTTCGCTGACAAGGCCAGATCACTTACCAATACCAATACCAATACCAATACTCCTACTGATGCCCTTGCCGTGACCTCTGCCCTCCCTCCTACCTTGCCTATTACCTCTCTCGCCAACTCCCGCACTCGCGCTATCAAGACCTCCCCACGCGACCTCAAATCCTGGTCTCTAGCCCGGTCAGGTAAAAATGAGGAACAGATAGCTGGAATACTAGACTGCTCTATACTGGAGGCTCAACAAGGCATAGTCACAGTCAATACCTGGCTCGCTAGTGTTAGTAACGAAATAGTCAACGCCCTAGCCAACGAAGAAGTATTGATTGGGCTATCAGGTACTGGCAAGGTATTGAATGACGCCAAACTAGCCGAACGAGTCATCTCCCCGCCAATATACAACAAGGAAGATGGCAAACTATTAGCCCCAGCCTATACCGTCCCCGATCACACGATGCGGTTAGAAGCTATCAAGGTCGCGGCCCAGTTCGCTAAGGATTTCAAGCCCCCCTCTACGGCCCCAGCTATAGCTCTGAATATTGGTAACACTGTCAACAATAACATTACCGACGGCAAAGCCAAGAGCTTCGAGCAGCGAGTCAGAGAGCTTAGAGAGAAGCGTGGACTACATAGCGATGAGACACAAATTGTCGATGCAGAGATAATAGATGACGATGACGACGATATAGAGTCAGATGATGGAGTAGACGCTGACGGTGAATACATTGATGATGATGGTGACGATGACGACAACGATAATGAATCCTCTGACGATAAAGAGGACTAGTTGTGAGAGTCCCACGCAAAAATCCAGAACTCAATGACAGGCTTCAAATATTGGACGAAAAGTTCATCGAAGCCCAGCGCCTCTCCAAAACCGATCTGGAAGTAGTCCCTCGCGCATGGGACATGCTCAACGATGACGAACTACTATTCATCACTGACGAAACCGGCAAATGTCTCACTGACCGCCGCTATTTCATGGAGAACTACTACGTCATCCGTAACGAGCGCGGCCAGCTCCAGACCCTCTACCCTTTTCTGGATTTTCAGAATACTATCTATGATGTAGTAGAAGAGGAATGGACTGCCAAAGGTTGTTGCCGACTCATAATCCTGAAACCCCGTCAAACAGGCTCTACCACTTGGAACGCCGCTCTTATCTTTCACGGCACTATCTTCGTGCCCAATACATTCTCCATTGCCATGGCTCAGGACGCTGAGGTATCAGGCGAAATCTATCAACGTATAATCAGCGCCTACCACGCACTACCATGGTTCATTCGTCCAGAGTACCTGTCTAAACAACAGGGTAAACAAGTAATATTTCAACGTGAAGATGAAGGACTACGTAACATTGATCCAGGCTTAGGCTCCACTCTAATGATATCGAACGCTCAAAAAGCAGCGGGTGTCGCTATTGGGCGCAGTATAAGGAACGGATTATTTTCTGAGGTTTCGAGGTGGCCCGATGCTACTGTGTGGTCGAGTGACATTAAACCCAGTCTAAATGCTCCCGACATGCTAGGCATCATGGAGTCTACAGCGTTTGGACGCTCCGGTCTTTACTGGAATATGTGGCGGGCAGCCGAAGCAGGTAAGTCAATATGGCGTGCTCTGTTCCTGCCTGTGTATCACGTCCGAAAGTATTTCATACCCGTTACTGTCGGCGAGCCATTCACTCTTACTCCGGAAGAAAAGGCATTGCGATTGAATGTCAAATCCCGTGAGAATTTTACCATTCCATTAGGATTCTTCAAGTGGAGACGCGCAGACCTGATCGAAACAGTGAACTCAACTGGCAGTGAAGAGACGCATTACGAGTCATACCCAGTAACGTCAGGCGAGGCTTTCATATCGTCAGGATTCTGTGCATTCTCTCGTAAGGAGTTGTCGAGACAGGAGAGGGTAAATTGTTGTGATCCGAAGTGGATTGGTGAGATTGAATACGTCGGTCAGGAGTTAACTCCAATCCTTCATCTGCATGAACCACTCCCAGAAGAACTTATAGATATCTCTGACCGCCACAACCGCCTATGGGTATGGGAAAAGCCAGAACCGGAATCGAGTCAGGTCGAATACTATCTCGGCAATGACGTGGGAGCGGGCAATGAGGGTAACGATTACTCATCAGCAATAATTTTGCGCTTAGGCTACGGCCCCAACCCCGATGTACAAGTCGCTGAATGGCACGGTCACGCCAACCCCACCCATTTGGCTCGCATGATCGCGGCTATCGGCCAGTGGTACAATATGTGCGAAATCGCCGTGGAGTATCAAGCGTCGGGCATTACCGTTGGAAACGAGTTGCAATGGAATTTAGATTACCCGGTTTTATATAGATGGAGAGTACAAGATAAGATCTCCAACACACTTTCGTCTCATGTGCATTGGCTCACAAATTCACGTACTCGGGACGATGCTATTAACAGAGCTGGAGAAAAATTGTTAGACCACATGATCGTCATTCGTAACAAACATCTCATAGAAGAGATGCGTGATTTTGGTAGGCTAGAAGGGGAATTAAAAGCACAAGCATTATCCGCTCACGATGACCGAGTACTTGCCCTGCTTATCTGTATCGGTGCCTCTGTACAAACCGGCAAACGACAAGAAATGACTGACCAAATGAGTATGGGAGTATCCACTTCAACGGCCGCAGGTGTAATGCCCCGTGGAACTCGCTACACAGTTTTTGACCATTTTTCTAGGATGGTTGCAGATGTAGGATCACTTGAAGAAGGCAATAAACTCATTGCTGACACCGAACGCATCCACAATGTAAAACTAAAAGGGCTATGGTCTGTAAAAGAAATTGTCCCAACGCGATGCAACACACCCTGGTCGCCGATCTGGGATTCTCAAGGGGCTGCTCGTGAACTCTACGATCAAGGCATGGAACCCAGAGATATAATGACCGGCCAGAATATTGTGGAGGTTTACAAACAGATGCTAACCGCACAACGCCACGCCGGAACAGGGGCAGATACGGCAGGGGATGCCGACATTATTAACGACGAAGATTTTTAGCCAATACTCTTGACACTACCGCTTTACTGCGTTACACTCCTTTTCGTGACTACCGCTCTCCCCAAATCGGATAGAAAACACGCCACCAGCTACCGTCTCTCTCCCTATACTCTCGAACTCATCTCCAACGCTTCGACTATCTGCCGGGTGAGCCGCACAGAAGTAATTGAGATTGCGGTAAGGGAGTGGGCATCCAAGCTCAAAACATCCAAGAAGCCCATCAAGAAACTGTCAGAGGCCCTATAGAGATGGCTAAATTCAAAAACCTTAAAGGACAGCGCTTCGGCGCATTAGTAGTCGTCAAGCGCACCGAGGACGTATTTAGTCCCAAAGGCAAACGGAGAACCTTCTGGTGGGTACGTTGCGATTGTGGTGTCGAGCGACCCGCATGTGCATCGTGGTTGAGTTCAGGACAAGGCACAAGCTGCGGTTGCCGCATTGACGATCCGGAGAGGCTTAGACCTCGGGTATTGAATGGTCTGTCCTATCACCCTCTCTATATAACTTGGACTTCGATGGTCAGACGCTGTACCGATACTAAGGACTTGAGTTTCAAATACTACGGTGGCAGAGGCATTACGATTTGTGACGAGTGGCTATACTTCGTTGAGAAGTTTATTGCATGGGGTGAGAGCCACGGCTTCGAGATAGGACTGAGCATCGACAGAATTGACAACGATGGTGACTACGAACCGAATAACTGCCAGTTCGTTACCATGCCTGAGCAGGCACGTAATAAGAGAACTACTAGGCGTATTGAATGGCAGGGTAGGAATCTAACCCCCAAAGAGTGGTCAGAGGTCACAGGCATTAACTACGGCACTATCGTAACTCGTCTGCGTCTTGGATGGTCCGCCGAAAAGATTCTTACTAGAGCGACTCAGTTTGAAACTGCGATATTGGAGTTCAAAGGCCATCGGAAATCCCCAATAGATTGGGCGGAACTTCTAGGGATTGACCGTCACCTCATTACCCTGCGTAGACGGCGTGGATGGAGCGATGAGATGGTTCTCACCGAGCCCTTGCGTCAGACTATAGATGGCCGTCATGTTTTTGTCCCGATATGGACTAAGAAAGTTGAGGAGGCTTTGAGAAAATGCCGAACCTAGTTTCTCCGCTCGACCAATCGAAATCATACTTCGCGTGCCCGATTTGCGAGCACAATGGAACCCCAGGTGTGATGATGACTCGCGAATCCCACCTCCACAAATGCGCATTCGGCCACCAGCTAAATGGCGCGGAGCTATCCCGCTTCAAACTAACAATGACTCCCATGAGCGCCATCACAGTTGAGCAGCCAAACCCCGAATCAATAAAATGGCCCGTGTTTATCATGCCCACTACCAAAGCGAAACTGGAGCAGAAATTCTCGGGAAGATTATTTGTGACACTCGGAACTTTCTTTGACTGCCTCGCGAGTGATTCGATTATATTTATAAGTGACGATGTAGCTGAGAAGTTGCGCGCCAAGGGTCTGAGTAATGGGGCGTCGATACTGGCAGCCGTAGAGTCAGCTACTCAGATGGAATCAGAACGTGATCAGGCGCTTACTAAACTTTCGGAGCTGATGGGGATGCTTAAGAATAGTATCGGGGAGAAATAGTAATGACCGATAAGAGATATATTGTTCCAGACGGGATGCGGAGGGCATTTGGCCGAGCACTCCCCGACCCAGACTTTGACTCGGATGGTGTGATCTGTCTAGTAGCGCTTGAGGCCGCACTGCGATGGTTGGCTGATAACCCTGCCATGCCGTCGATGAAGCAACTGAACGATATGTATAAGAAGGTCGATACCGGCAATGGCGGAACATACATACCGGCATACCTTGCGGAATGGCAGCGGATCATGTTTCTGGCCCCCGAGCCCGAACTGTCTGATGAAGTCGAGCAGGTAATCTCCCGGACTCGTGGGCGCACATTCAGCAAATCCGATGCCGCTAAACTGCACAAGGCTATCGACAGGTGTACACAGCCTGATGGAGTAAATGAAGGATGGCTCTATTCGCTCATTCCCACATGAAGGCAGGGCAGGTGGATCATACACCAAGTCTGTCAGGTACGAAGGGGCGTTTGTTATAGTCACGGACGAATGGAGTAAGGAAACAGCTATACCGGCTGATGATGTCAGGGAAGTAGTCAAGACTCCTGAGAGGTCAGGGTGGTGAGATGACTGAACGAAAGCGTATTGCACCGTCCACTGCTTATGACCTCACTGGACTACAGTTCGGTCGATGGCTTGTGCTATCTCTAGCCCCTGACGATCCCGCCAAGAAACTGGACCGCAGATGGCTCTGCCGCTGCACTTGCCCGTTACAAACTGAGAAGATAGTCATAGGCCGTTCGCTGATACACGGAATGTCGTTATCTTGCGGGTGTATTCGACGAGAGAACGCCAAACTCCTTATTGACATGGTAGATCAGCGATTCGGGATGTTAGTAGTCATAAAAAGAGTTGAGGACAAGGTTTCTCCGGGGGGCTATCACACTACAATGTGGCAGGTTCGCTGTGATTGTGGAGTCGTGACAGTTGCTCCTGCGGGGGCACTTCGGAATGGCAGTAGCAAAAGTTGTGGCTGTCAGAATCCGATTATGAACGGAAAAGGAAATCGCACGCATGGCCGCAGCAAAGAGCCTATCCACGCCACTTGGCATTGTATGATTGCACGCTGTACATACCCCGTTCAGTACGGCTATGAGCACTATGGAGGTCGAGGCATCAAAGTCTGCGACGAATGGCTACATTCTTTTGAGAAGTTTGTTGAATGGGCATTCGCCAACGGATACCAGAAAGGGTTGACGATTGAGCGTAACGATCTCGATAAGGACTACGAGCCTTCCAATTGCTGTTTCAAAACAAACCAAGAGCAGCAATGGAACAAGCGTAACACCATCTGGATTGAATGGGACGGAGAGACAAAGAGTCTGGGTGAGTGGGCATTTCTTACCGGAATCCCCTATCTGCGTCTCTGGAAAAGGTATAAGAAGGGTTGGAGCGTAACTGATATGTTTACAGCACCTCCGATCTCGGGCATCTCGTACTCTAAGACGATGGACGGACGCCGCCATAGCCAACCGGACGCAGCCGTGCTATAACTAGGGTTCTATGGGAAGTTCACCGCTCAGTCCCGACTCAGGACCGTCTTTTGTGCCCCCTACTGCCCCGGCTCTTATGTCCCCGTCGAGAGCGCTTCAGTTAGAAGAGGAAGTTTTTCAGTTTACTGAGAGTATTTTCTCAGTTTTGACGGACGACAGGGACAGAGATCGAGAGGTGAAAGAGACATTACGTTCGGTGGACTTCCTCGAAGGGCGTCACTGGCGTGAAGGTCAACGGGCTCAGCGTAACCGCCCCGTACTCAATAAGGTTAAACGCCATTTCTGGGATCAGGTGGGACTGTTAACTGACTTGTCACTTGACTACTACGTGAAGATGTTCAACAAACTTGAGAGCTACTCTGAATTTGAGACTATCCTTAACCAGCTTAGTGTCCGCTGGGCACAATCCAACGATGTTAAATTCCAAGACCGCTTCTATGACGTAACCCTCTACGGCCTCCTCCACACCGGCCCATCCAAGGTACAGTGGAACTCACAACTAATGAACGGCATGGGCGATGTCGAGATAGTCCCAATCGCACCCTGGCAATGGGGGACTCTAGGCGCAGGTAGCGACCCACAGCAATCTGAATGCATACTATTTTTCCCTGTCGTCACCAGAGATCATATACAGAGGAAGTATGGCAGACAGTTAGCCTCGCGTATTGAATGTGACATGGAGATGTCAGGAGCGGCATTGAGTGGTCAATTCAAGCGGCCTTCTCATATTGACAAGGGATCATGGTCAAGAATGGGTGAAGGGCTAAGAGTATCACTAGGAGTTAAACGATCCACTCTTGGTAATGACTCTGTGTACCCGATGTGTATGTTGAAAGAGTATTGGCTCCGGGATAACAGTGTCAATGAGAGTAGCAGGACTGTTACAGTCGGCAATGACGCTTATAACTGGGCTTATCAGGTGGAACCGGGCGAATTCTTATACCCGAGGGGGAGAGTAATAGTAACAGCGGGTGGGGTAGTGTTAGAGGATAGCCCCAACCCATACTGGCACGCTAAGTTTCCGTTTTCCACTTTTCGGCCCTTTAGAGTTCCATGGCAGATGTCTGGGACGCCTGTTTGTCGTTCGTGGATTCAGATGAACCAAGTCATCAACACTCTTATGGGCGGTATGCTTGATTGTATCCGGTCCATCAACGAACCTACCCTTATCGGTCCTAAAGGCGCATTCCCCTCAGCGGATTGGGATGCATTAGACCCTGGTGCTCCCGGAGGCAAGATCAAATATGCCAATAACGCCCCCCGAGCGCCTGAGTTCGCCAAGAAAGCAGACTACCCCATAGCTGCCGTTATGCAAACCGTGGACCTCATTTCAAAGGAGTTGGATGCATCTTCGGGTGCCGCTGCCATGACAGCAGCTCTGGGCAAGAAGCAAGTGCCCGGTGGAGACTCATTGGAAATGATTATGGATTCCCGCTCACTGCCCGTAAAAATAGAATCCAAAGCCCTTGCCAATTATGTGGAAGATGCGGGGTGGATGGTAGTGTCGGATATGTTGCAGTTCTACTCTGTAGCTCACCGTGTTAACATCCTTGGCCCCAAAGGTATATCTAGTGCTGACTGGCGTCCTGTGTACGGCTCTGCAAAGCCCGTAGGCATGAAGAGTGAAGACTTCGTTCGTCAATTTCAAGGAATAGTACGCCGCGACACTCTACTCCAATCGCAGAAGCGTGATAAGGTCCAGTACGCGATAGCCTTGGCCAAGATGGGAAAACTGAGCGACGAAATGCTCTTTTCGATACTTGATCCCGATGGAGCAATTGATTTCCAGGCCAATAAGCGCCAGCTCATCGAAGAAACGATATTAAAGATGAAGCTACAAGGCGCTGCGGCGGCTATGCAAGGTGCTGCAAAAGGAGGTGGAGGTAAAGGTAAAAAGTAGGTATATAATCTAGGACGAGCTGCACGCCTTTAGGGAGGCAAACATGAACCAGTGCAAACTGGAAACTCGTCCTGCACCTTCCTATAACACAACTCTGTCGTCCGTTGAAAGATTTCCAAACAATTACGACCTCTGCCCGTTATGTGGCGAAATTAAGGCCAAGGTGAGCGCTATGTGCCGCGCCTGCCGTTTTCCGCCCAGAGCGTCCATTCCACAGCCATCTGATCCAACAATCCGTCATCTACCTCTGACCCAAGGCTATTACGTTGTTGTGTCGGCTGAGGGTTATGAACGTGCATCTACACGTAAATGGCATGTACATATCATCAGGTGCAAGGACGGCAGCGTTAGAAACGTCTACGCAATAAGCAACATAGTGATAGACGGTCGTCGCACAACAATAAAACTGCACCGTTTTCTTATGGGAATTACCGATCCATTGATACAAATAGATCACGAAGACGGTGAAGGATTGACTTGCGTTCCCAGTAATATGCGTACCGCTACGAAGAGACAGAATAACTATAACAGCCGCAAGCGCTACAACAGTACTGCCCCTTTCAAGGGGATGACATTGAACGCCCGTGAACAGAAATATCGAGTTCAAATCTGGACGCCTAGTGGAAGGAAGTGCCTTGGCAGGTTTCCTCTAGATGCTGCTGAGGAGGCTGCTCGTTGCTACGATTACTGGGCGGTCAAACTTCAGGGAGCTTTTGCTTGCACTAATGTAAAGCTGGGGCTATTACCTCCTCTTAGTGACGATGAGGCAGCGGCACAGGCATGTAAGTGGGAGAATGAATATAAGCTCAACAGAAATAACTCCAGTGGCTATATGGGTGTTGCGTCGATTAAGTCTGGTCTGAGATGGAAAGCCTCGGCCAGATTAGATGGCCGTCAGAGGCATCTCGGACTATATGACACAGCAAAAGAGGCAGCAAGGGTTCGGGATGCCGCAATTGTGTTGTCCGATGTGCATACTGTGCGTACTTGGCTGAATTTTCCCGATGAACCTCCAACGCCCGAAGAGGTAGCCAACGTTAAGAAGTATTTGGAACGTAAGAGGGGAAGTCACCGCAAGGTATAGACTGAGTAGCTAACCGACACTCAAGGCCAGAGACTTACTCCTACTCTCTGGCCCATTCCCATCCTTTTGTTTTATTTAACCCCCCACCTGTTGACTAGTCCATAATATGTCGTTCACGATATCAGACAGGGATAACCTCCCTGGTGAACTGGATGAAGATTTCTAGTCACCCACGTCTTGCGTAGCCGGGCGAAAAGGAGAAAGCCATGTTTGAAACCTCGAAGATGGATGAGCGCGGTAAGCGCGGTAAAGGCAGACACAAAAAGAGGCATGGTGGCCGTAAGGCCAAGCGGTAACCCAAGTAGTTTCACACAAGGGATGAGCTAGTGCTTGTCCCTTTAACCTCATGTAATTTTACTGAGGAGTAATAGTTATGGCAGGCGAAAAGAATAAAGAAGTTGGCAAGCATCCTCCGCTGAAGAGTACCGAAGAGTCGTTCGGTAGCCGCTGTGGAACTATCGCAATTGGCGGAGGCGAATTCATTGCCTTCGGCCATAAACCGAATCCTGGTGTCTGGCCGACCAATGTAGTCTCAGTGGATGTCAAGACAGGTTATCCGCGTGACTTCGACAAGGGCAAGAAAGCCCCCAAGGTATAGCTGGCAATGGCCGACAATTCCAGTTCGGGCAGTAAATCGGGCAAGACCAAAGCCCCCAACTTCTACGAAGCAGCCGCGTCAATGCCGGGTGCAGCGGGTGGTGGGGCAGGCGGTGACAAAGGTGGATCAGCCGCCTCCATGTCCGAGAAGGTCTCCAACGTCCAAGCTCTCCTCGAAGTATTCAAGAAAATGGACAAGTTGGAAACCGATCCCGATGCCAAGGGGATGATACAGAAGATGAGTGACTTGGCCCAGGAATATATCAACAAGATTCAGAAGCCAGCCACAGGTGCAGCTCCAGCTACCGGCGCGGGTGCATCACCTCCACCACCGCCAGCAACTCCGGATATGGGAGCAACTCCACCTGCTGTCGGTGGAAGTATGGGTATGGGCGGGGCAGCGGCTTAACTCATAACTAGAGAGAGGGAATAGGGATTATGGCGACAATTCTTGAACAGCTCCGTGAACTAGCCGATGCAGACGGTCAGAAATACATTGACTACCTGATCTCCCAGAAACCTGACCTGACTACTCACGCTGTCGAACAGGACGCGATATATTCAATTTACGCCGGGACCACTGTACCTGAAGTAGTAACTCCAGTGACACCTGTCACACCAGTTACCACTACTCCAGTCACGCCCGTTGCCGCTGCCGCGCCAGTCGCGCACACGCCGACAGTTCCGAACTCTGCTGCTACCCCATCCCTCGATGTAGCCAAGCTCCTAGCCGATATGAGCGCCAAAATAGACAAGTCCCTGGCCGACTTAGACTCACGCTACGTGACCGCCGCCAAACTCCCCGAGTACCGCACCGAGATGACCGGCATAGCTATCAAAGCCGCCGATGACTACGCGACAGTGAGAGAGAATCATCGCGCTGAATTTGGCGAGCCCATCAACCGCGATGAGTTCGAGAAATTTGTCACCGACCAGTCTACAGCCGGGGCTAAGTTCAAGAATATGTCTGAAGCCCACGACCGCTACGTAACCGAGAAGAGAGTGGCGGCACAGATTAAGAAGGGGATAGATGAGGGATTGAAACAGAAAGCCTCAGCTCAGAATGTCCCCGGCCAGACTCAGAGTGTGGCAATGTCCCCGGCACAACAGGTGATAGCCAAGGCTCGATCCACTAATGAAGGTGAAAGTGGTAGCCACGCGCTCGCCGCTGCACTGCGTCTCGCCGATCTGGTAAGATCACGCGAGAACGCAGGGGTGGTGAATTAATGTCCAAGGCTAAAGTATCACAGGAAGAATTCGAGGAGAAACTAGCTGCCGCATCCGAGATGGATTGGGCACGTCTAGCCGCCTTCACAGACGGGGAAGGTTCAATTCTCATCGCTAAGGGCAAGAGGGTAGCCAAAGGTTGTGACCATCCGACTTACGTGCTTACCTTGATCGTCTCTAACACAGATTTGCGACTGATTGATTGGCTTGTACAGACCTTCGGAGGGGCCTCTTACTTCAGTCACGGTATGGCACAGCGTAAGTGGAGTGTCCGTACCTGTTACTCGTGGCGAATGTTTGACCAACGTGCCGCAACTATCCTAGAGCACTGTCTGCCGGACTTCATCATCAAAGGTCAGCAGGCTAGTACAGGGGTAGCGTTCCGCAGACTAAAGTGGTGTCGCGGAAACAAGGTTTCAAAAAAGGATTTAGAGGTTAGAGAAAAGTTTCGCAATGAGATGTGCTCTCTGAACGCGCCCCCATTGGACAAAAATGATCCTTGGGACCCTTCGAGAGTGCAGTAGTCGAATTCACTGTGCTATGTCGCTGTCAAGGCAACTAGCCGAAACGGAGAACTCACGTGGGCTTATTATATTCCGACATCAGCGCGGTGACGACAAATTACATCTCTAACTCCTTTATTGACAACTACTTCCGGATTTCACCTACATTCGTAAAGGTTTGGAAATCCGGCTCTATGGCCAAACCATTTCCAGGTGGCAACCAAATCCAGGTTCCCTTTCAATACGCACCTCTCAAAGCCGGACCCTTTGCCCCCGGTGGCACCTTCGACATCTCCTACGTCGAAACCCAGACCGCGATGACCTTCAATGTGAAGTATTACTATGCGAATGTGACGGTACAGGGCACCCAGCTCCCACTCAACCGTGGCGAAGCTGCCGTAATGAATTTCCTAGAGCCCAAGGTAGTCAACGCCGAACAAGCCTTAGCTCAGTCCATGATTACTGGCTATTTCGCGGACGGCCAGGGCACGGTAACCCCACTCATAGCCTTGGACGGAATTCTGGCTGGCTATGACGACGGCACCAACTACCCGAGTTACGGCGGGATAACTCGATCTGCAATCGGTGTCGGTGCATCCACTGGCATCAACGGATACTTTTTCAATAATGGCGGCGTCAACTGGCCATTCTCACTCCAGCAGCTCCAAGTCGCATTCGGCCAGGCTACCTTCGGCCCCGACCAGCCTAACTTCATCGCTACCACCCAGTCCCTGTATAACTCGTTCTGGGCGAAGATGTTACCCATGCAACGGACCTATGAGATTGACCCTGACTTGCAAGGCGCTGGATTCAGGTCATTCAAGTTCAATGGCATGAGTGTAGTAGTGGATCAGTATTGTCCGGCGGGGAATATATTCGGTATGAACACTGACTACATCGATAGCTATGTCAGTGATGATCCGAGGTTCGGATTCGGATTCACCGGGTTCAAGGAGTTGCCAAATTCAGTGGATATGGCCGGTCAAACTCTATTCGGTGGCAATGTAGTGGTTACCGCTCCCCGGTTGGGATTTGTGATGGCTTTGGCCCAATAGTTGTAAGTGATTGAAGGAGAACAAGTTATGGCATTGACTACCGAATTCCCAATGATCTCTTCCAATCTCAAGGTTGGGCTGGGCATGTACGGCACCGCCGACCCCTACAACGCGACCCTTCAGAATAACGGCGCTCTCAATCCCCTTGGCGCACTATACTTCGCGCCATCCCCCTCGCAGGGCGCAGGCTCTATCCTGCCCACCACCCCCGGTTACGCATCGGGTCTGTGGTGTCGCTATGTAAAATATCTCTCGACCGCCAACCCCGCTACTGTCGTCGGCCCTGCCCCCGTCTATTACACCGACGAAACCTTTACCACTGTCTCTGGAGTATTCTCGGAAGGTAATCCCGCCGCCACCGGATCATCGCAGTCTATCGCTGGATGGCTATTACCGAATAGCGGTGTGGTGGCAGGTGTCGGACTCGGCACTACCCTATTCACCAACACTATCCTCAACAATAACGGACTCGGCTCCTATGTCTGGATCGGACTCCTCGGATTCATCCCCAAGGCATTTGTCGGTGTACTCACTCAAGGCACTCTAGTCTCAGGAGTGGCCGGTAATTGGGTAACCGCCGCTGCCGTCGCCACCACCCAGACTGCGGGCAAAATAGTCGGTGTGACCGCTACCACTGTATCCGATATCGTAGCTCTCATCGACCCGTTCTAATCTGACATGAGAAAGGCGAGGTAAATTTGATATGGCGCTGTTAACTCCTTACCCTTCTATGCCAGAGAGTCGAGCCTACTACGGCATCGGCCAGATGTCTGACACTATGCTCATCCAGCCCGGAGTCTCGGACTACACCACTGGCGGCTACATACTCTCCGCGATCAATCTCCGTATGACGCACATGATCGGGGCGTATGTGGTGGGGTGTAATGCCGCCGCCAACCTCTATAATGTGTTCATTCTATTTCCGGCCACCTCGTTTGGCGTTGGCCTCGCCCCCACCCCCGCTGTCTCTATTGCGTTCCAGATATTCGTGGAATCCACATCCACAGAGGTAGCAAATGGATTCAATCTGACTGGGACGAATTGGCTGTTGGCGGTACACGGATATTGATAGCGGATGGAATGCTAAAGGGGGTAGACTAGAATTACTATATGGCTACCCCCAACCAAATCGGTCCTCTTGCCGGCGTCCAGCCATATACCAACTCTCAAAATTTTGGACAGCTTTTGGGAGAACTTAGTTCCTACGTGACGCATTGCCCAATCCCAGTTTTGCAAAATATATTGAATGACTCTGTTCGTGTCTACTATGATCGGAGGACGTGGCTAGGACTCCTCCAGAAGGGTCAGATCATTTCACCGGGGTATTACTCAAAGGGCACAGTACAACTCACTCAAGGCTCACCCACAGTCATTGGCACTAATACTAACTGGACTCTAAATCTCGGCGGCGCTCCGCTCATAGGTCAATCGCTACGGGTAGGATTCACCTCTCCCATTTACAACGTGATCGCGGCCTCACTCTTGACTAACCCTCAGACTCTTACTCTTGAACTCCCATGGGGCAATCAGTCCGTCAATTCAACATCTTACTATCTGACTCAGTTCTATTATCCAGTCAGAGGTTGTAAGTTCATATACAGTCTCAAGAACTTACAATTGTGTTATCGAATATGGACTAATGTCAGTCAGGCGTTGATCGAAAATTACGATCCATCCCGTTTGCAAATGGCGTTTCCACGCATCTTTGCTCAGACACAGCCTACTGCTTCAGGCGATTGGCAGGGGGAACTCTGGCCAGTTCCCAACTACAGCCAGAGCTTCCCAATGTTGTTCTACGCGCAGCCCCCTAATCTCGTCAACGACAACGACCAGCTCCCCGCCTACACTCGTGCCGACGTTATCAAATCTCTCGCATTATCGGAAGCTCTCCTGTATCACCCCAAGATGAATCCGAATTACAGTGAAGGCATGTGTATGACTATCTCCGCACAGAAGCGTAAAGAGTTCGAGGTCGAAGTAGAGCACGCGGCCCAGAATGATGAAGCGCTATTCCGAAACGATATCGTAACTCAATGGGAGCAGTTTCCGTTGATAGGGTTAGAGGGTGGGAATATGTTGTCAGGCGGGGCCTATAGCGCGGCATGGAGTCCAGTGACGGACAGTTGGAGCGATTACTAGCTAATCTTCGGGGATGACATTAAGACACGCATACTCGCCGTGGTATTGCAACAGAGCAACATTAACGGCACGAGCGGCTTCTTTGATGTCATCGAATCCGCCGAGGTATATCCGCTGCCCGTTGTATCTGACAGTCGCAATCCATTTTCCTGATTCATTGTGGCGATAAACGTCTGTATATCCCGATGTATTGTTCGACTGAAGGCCGCTATTACAGGAATTCTGGCGATTATTACACACTCTGAGATTGGATTTTTGGTTGTTGAGTGGATTTTTGTCGATATGATCCACTATTCGCGAATCAGACGGTGTGAGGTTCATAAGGTCTCTGTGCAGGGATGAATTCTCTGTTCTTGAGAATCGTCTTGTTGCGTAGAATTTTCCGGTCTTATCGTCTTTGGTGGCAGAGTAGTGATGTTTTGAGGCATGCTCGTATTCACAGGCATCCACAATTGCCAGAATTCCATTAGTCAGTCCTACTTGCCGACAGGGATTTCCGTTAACAAAAACTGTGTCAGATGTTACTTGAGTACGCTTTCCTTTGTAGCTGCACTCCCTACAGCGTTCCGAGATGATTCTTTTGCCTTTACCACAGTCGGGGCAGTAGTCGTAATAGTTGTTTTTTATGCGAAAGGTAGTAGAATGTGGCTGTGGCTGTGCAACTTGTTTGCTCAAGGGCATGACCTCATCTCAGAAATGAGTTGTGCGGCATGGCCACACGTCAGCCATTATAGCACCATTGCGGGGGTAATAGCTTGTCGGTCTGCTCTAAATGCGGTCACGAAGTTTCCCGAACCGTCACCGTATTCAGGTTCGACGGTGACAGGGAATTGTGCCGCGTCTGCCTCCCCTCTCCTCATGTTGACAAGTCCAAGAATCTGTTTCAGAACTTTACAATGGACCACGTTAAGGATGAGCGTGGACAAAAGGTGACAGTCAACTCGCTTGCCGAGCTAAGGGCAGCGGAGAAGCGTTATAACGTAGCATTAGCGTGCATGAGTGATAGCGACGGCAGTGCAAGCGAGCCGCCACAACACGATCCCCACGCTGGCGATCTGTCGTACTCATACGACAAGAAATTCAATCGTGACCCTGCCGCTTACTCCCAGTCTGAGATAGACAAAGCTAAGTCTGACGTGGGCGCTGTACAAGACAGGTCACAGACATTAGTGGATCGCCCAAACCCGTTGAATAGGTAACTGAATAGGTAGGTGTGTTATGCCCAGACCCGATGATGACATGATGATGACGCCGAAAGAAACCCGAGCCGAGAAGAAACGAATGGGGATGAAGGGTAAGCGTAAAGGTAAGCGTGGCAAGGGCAAACGCAAGGTATCGTCAAGGAGATAATAGTCATGGCCAAGCGTAACAATCCGAATCCACCAGACCAGTCGAAGGCCGTGTACTCGCGCACTATCTCTATCACTCGTGACGCGGGCACTACTCGCAATGGAGATCAGGTATTCATCCCCACTCACAATGTCACCACTCTTGAATCTCACATCCCCACTATATCTCTGCGTACCGATTCCCGCTACGACTGGAAATCCGGCAAGACTACTCAGGTCCCTCAGGATGTACTAGAGAAGGCACAGCGCCATATCTCGACTCTGAAATTGAATCATCCGGCCACCTCCGGCTATAGTCAGCGCTATGAACAGGCTGCTATGAAACGTAACGGTAATAGCGATAATGACAACGGCTGTTGTCCATCGCCTTGGTATAACCATCCGGGTAGTCCAGTACCGTTGTCGGGCGGCGGCAAGAAAAATCGGGATAGGTAAGGGAGATATCCAGTGGCATTCTTGACCTTCGCTGCCCTAACAATTCAGAGTGCAACTGTCCCACAACCGTTAACAGGATCGTGGATTAGCGCGGGCCTCAGCGCACCCACCGACGTTCCCATTACTATTACTCTCGGTACTGCATCTGTAACCGGCAGTGACGCTTCAAATCTGTTCCGTGCGGGTCAGGAGGCGTGGCTAATCAACGTGGATGGCAGTGGTGCTGAATCCGTAATAGTCGGCGCAGTGTCAGCTAACACTCTCACTCTCAATCCCAAACACCTCTCTACCCGTGATGCAGCTATATCCCCAGTGACTCAATATCCACATGCTAGTGGCGCGTTCGGGACCGGCACATTTATAGCCCCACACCTCCAAGTCAACTCGGCATTTGTGCAGGGTATCGGTGGTGCGGGCGGTGCTTACCTCTACATTGGTAATGCATATAACATGACCGCCAACTATAGACTAATCGCTGCCATCTCTAAAGTCGCATCTGGAGTCCAGCCTTACTTCTGGAACTCAACTGAATCCAGCCCCGGAAATCCCTTTATCTCGTCAGAGCTATGGATACTAGGCGGCGCAGGACTCACTACGGATTCGTACAGCCCGAGTTTTAATGTCGCTTGATTTGCTATTCGGCTCTTGAGAACTCTCCGTGGTATTTCAGTAACTCACGGCATCGGACTTGATAGGCTTCTAGGGGTGTTGCAAAAGCTCCGAGCCAGATGTTTTTACCATTCACGTAAATCGTTGTCTCCCACGGTTTTTTTACGCCGGGACCATAGGAACTAATATGGCGCACGCCCTTGTATCCAGAGGTGCTATCTTTTCTGATGCGCCTGTTATGAGCGTTTTGTACAGACGTGGCAATTCTGAGATTTTCTCTCGTGTTGTTAAGTGTCTGCTCGCACTTGATGTGGTCCCCTACACGTTTATCTCCGGGTTCGAGTCCGAGAATAGCGCGGTGCATCTTGATATTTACTGCCTTTCCGCTGGTATAGTCCGTGCGGGTAGCATAGAAGCTGCCCATAGTCTTATTCCAAGTTGCAGACCATTTCCACTGTATTAGCCACTCGTAATCGCCTACACTAACGATTGTGAATTGACCTTTTGTAAGAGGGATATAGCGAATCTCGGGGTTATCAGGCTGCTGGATATAGGGTCGGTATCTGCTCTGGCATGATCTACACAGAGCGCTTCTCTTGAATTTCAACTCTCCGCAGTTCGGGCAAAGATTATAATGCCCCGGCCATTTAGCTGCTGATTCCTTGATTGTAGGGTAAGATGTTACAGGGCGGGTTTTCAGGTCACTCTGATTCATGTTTCGTCCCCTCCACGGGACGTACAGCTCGCTTGCATTATAACACGCGGGGAGTGGAGACGTGAGACGATTATTGCTTAGAACGATACTATTGCTCTTGCTATCGTCTCTACCTCTATCGGCCCAGAGTCATACATTTTGTGCGTCCGATTCCAATTGTACCTATACCGGCAACAACACTTTCACAGGTAGCAATACCTTTACCGGCCCCACTACCTTTACCTCCCCCCTCGTCGCCCCCTTATGCTCCTACACTGTCGCTACCCTCCCCACCAACTTCCCCGCTAACGCTGTCTGTCTCGCTACCGACGCTAACCCTACCTGTACTATTGGCGGCGGCACTATCACTCCCGCTATCTGCCAATATAACGGGTCAATATGGACGACATTAGCCATGGGTGGCGGGGGCGGAGTATGGGGATCGATCACAGGCACTCTATCCTCACAAACCGACTTGCAATCTGCGCTCAACGCCAAGGCTAATATCAACGCCAACACTACCGGCACATCAGGGGGGTTGGCAGGGAATCCGTCAATATCGGTTACAAATGTTACGGCATCAGGCACTATCGCGGTGGGCACAACGTTGCCGAGCGGCGCGCCAACGGGAACCGTGGCGGCTAACGCAGTGTGTAATTGGAATGGACCAATCGATGTGAAGGCATGTTTCGGCGCAAAAGGCGACGGCACTACCATCGATAGTACGGCGATTCAAAACGCCTTTGATTACGCCGACGCTGGCTCGATTCACCCCACGGTGTACTTTCCATCCGGGGTGTATATCGCAGAGGGTTTAGACCTGCCATGCGGCCCCTATATTGAAGGCTCAACGGAAGGCAATGGCGTGATACTCAAGCTGCCACCAAGCACAGCAGCGAGCTATTTGGCGCAGACTGCGCACACGGACGGGAGTTGCGAGTACACCTACATCGAGCACATGCGATTCGACGGCAATGTGCAGAACGGGTCAAGTGTCTCAATAGCAGTAGTGAGCCTACAGAGCAGCGTATTTAATCAATCGGAGTTCAGCAATTCCCTGGTAACGAACTATACTGGCGCACCGGGTATTCTCATTGGGCCCGGGACAGCAGGCGACGGCGCAGGCGCGCTGATTTTAGAAAATGATTGGGTGCAGACAGGAGGCGGCGCAAACGCTCCGGGCATCGTTATCAGTAGTTTTCTGGGCAGCAATGAAGGCTACGTCTCGGGCATTCGGCTCCATCATGTACAGATCGAAGGCACCGGGGCGCAGCCTTGTTTGACCTATCAATCGAAGAACCCGACCAAGATGCGCAATAACACGGTAGATGACCTATGGTGTGGAGGCTTTACCGGCGATGGCGTTTACGTCAACGGTCTAACCTTCTCCCAGTTTAGCGGAGTGTATTTCTACGCCGGCGGTAGTCCATCCACCGCCAACAGCGGCATTCACATCGTCACACCAACACTCGGAAGTTCAACCTACGGCAATAACTTCTTTGGCGTGTGGACTTCAAACGCGCCTTACCCGGCGATCCAAGACGACATCAATTCCTACACATCGCCTTATGCGGTAGGTATGTACCTCCAGCAATCCGCGATCAACATGGAGAGCAAGATTCTCGGCACCTTTAAGACAGCAGCCGGAACACCTTATGCGGTGCAGTGCTTTGATTCGACCGGGACGGCGGTTGCCTGCGCGGGATTGTCGGTGTCTAATCCCAACCCCGGATTGCTTATCGCGGCGAATGGTCAGGATGGCCTCCTCACGCTGAAAGACACGCGGGCGGCGGCGCAAGGTGTTGGCGGTGGATGGAGCGGCGTAGGTATCTACGATGTTGGTGGGGATTACACAGGCTTCGGTGGCTTCAGCGCGGTGAAATTTAATTCAACGCTAGGCGATTCGCAGGGTATGGCGCTGATGCAAAACGACTCCTCGGGTGTGCTGCGCAATCAGTGGTTCGTCAACAATTCCGGCGCGGGATTGATGAACAACAGCAACACGGTACTCGGCTATATCGACACAAGCGGCATCTATCACGGCCCTGCAACATCGCTCTCGTTAGGCGCGAACGGTTGCATCCCTTATCAGACCAGTGCTACTACCACGGCCTGTCTCTCTGGCAACACGGCAGCAACCGATAATGTGCTGGTTAGTCATGGCACAGGATCAGCCGCGCAAGCACCGACGCTTACCAACGCACCAGCTATTAGCCTAGCCAATGCGACCACGCCTGCACCTACATCGAGCGCCTTGGCTTCCGCGCCGTCTGGATGCTCAGCGGGTTCTGCTCCAACGGGTGTAGCGGCAAATGGCAACGCCTCTGGTTGCACAGCGTACGATCCCCTTGGTACTGCAACTACGGCAATTTCGGGAACGCGGGCGACTTGGGCAGCGACCAACCCGCTCAGTTCACTCGGGACAAACTGCTGGGGAGCCTGGACACCATCGGTAAATATCACGATCACTCGCATCAGCGCATCGTCGGGCAATGGGGTGTTCACAACCTGTTCGACCTCATGGCCAAACGTGGACATTGCGCAGATTGGCGGCAGTGTGTTGACCTCCCACTATTCATGGACGAGCGCCAGCGGGGTCGTAGATTCCGGCGTGATTCCAGGCGGCGTTGCAATCACCGCAGGCACGCCGCTCCAATTCTGCACCACGGCGGGCAGCGGTTGCTCCGGTGGCTCGATGGGCTACATAGATTTCACGATGGAATACATTCCATGGTAGGCAACGTCGGCATTAGCACTACATTGCCTGAGCTTGACCGTAATTGTTAAGGATTATAGATATGTCATCGCCATCCATCCCGCCCATACCCTCACCGCTATACTTACTTGACCAATCACTACTACCGTGGCTGATCACCACCGGTAATGCGGGCCAGATTATCGCTACTCTTGTCGTTACCACTCCATCCACCTACCCCCTCTACCCTCCAGTCCCGTATGTATTACTAACCGACACCGCCACCTCTCTAGTCTGGAAATTGACCATCATCTCCACCGGAATATATCCGAATCTGTTAACCAATCTCCAAATCACTCTGTCATCGGGAGTCAATGTACCATCCGGTATATTAGCCCCGTCCCCGAACCTTACCAATTACCTCATTACCGTTACCAACTCTACTCTCACTACCACTCTCGCCCCATTCTTCCCCGGCAATAATAGATTGGGTCAGACTACAATTAGCACTCTAGCCTTTCGAGTCCAGCAGCGTTTAGAGGAAGAGGGGACGACAGCGGGCGAGTTCTGGTCGGTACAGTATGAGATTTATACAGCATTAGTCGAGGCCATCTCCGACCTCATGCTATTGGTGGGACGACCTACCCAGTCAGTCCAAATCCCATACTCATTTACTTTGAATACCCCATGGCAAACAATGCCGACAGGTGTGTTTCTGATTACAAATATCTGGGGGCCGCAGGGTAATATCAGGAAAGTGGATTTGCACAGTATGGATTACGTAATGTCATCCTGGGGGCCGGGGTGGGAGTCGGACAGTAGTGTGAATGGCCCGCAGCGATGGTTCCCAATCGGACTCACCACCTTCGCCGTCCATCCCGCGCCATCCGTATCCCAAGTTGTAGCTATCGACGGGATTGCATTCCCCACCACCTCTACATGGCCGTACAGCGGCTCAGAGACAGTTCCATTCTCAGATGAGTTCTTTGTCGCGTTGGAAGAATATAGCTGCTCCTGTTTGCGTTTGAAAGAGGCGGGCAGCGAATTTCAAGATTCAATGTCCCTCTACAACTCCTATTTACAACTCGCTCGCCGCATGACTGAAATCCAGGACCGCCGTGATCCACTCATATTCTCACCTGTACTTGGCGGGACTGCCGGACTGCACTCACTCACCAAAAGGTAGCTGTCATGCCGTGGGGTGTATGGGAGGGTCGTGATAGTCCCGATGGCAATATCCATGTCGCTCCCTGTCGTAAAGACGGTACGCCTGTCCCACCACACTCAATCTCTGTAGACTGCCCCTGTCTTCCCGATTCCCGCGAAGGCTTGGATGGCGTAACGATAGTAGTTCATAACCAGATTCAGTGACTTACACATTGCGATTATCCCCAAGTAGAGGTAAACTTTTCAATCAGAAAGGATCACTCATCTACCGTGGCCACCACATTCTCCAACAAGTCCGCACCCATTACCCCCGCTAGTCAGCGCCGTGCCGATCCCAATTCCATTAACCTTGCCGACTACAAAGGCGATATCCGTGTATGCCCATTCTGTAAACCACTCGACCGACTCGGGGGCAGAGCATGTGGTCAGTGTATGTCCAGAGGGTATGTGGCAGTGTGTTTGAATTGTGATGGGACCGGACTCCACACCGCCAAATCAGTCTGGGATGGGAAATCGGATCACACATCCACATGTAACCTGTGCGGCGGGCGTGGGCTATTTCCAGCCAGTGAGCGTGAGTATGTGGCTGCAGGTGGAGAGTTGGATGGGGAGGATGCGGATACTGGTAATGACGGCTCAACTATTACTGCTGTCGCTACCTCGCCAATGCCCGATATCATCTCGCCGATGAAGAATACCCAGATTACCAGACCGAAACCTGATGGTGGCAAATAAGGGTAGAGAGGGCGGTGCAGAGTGGCCAATCCCGTCGGCAACGCCAATTTCCGCACAGTCAACAGCCTGATGTGTGAGATTTCAGTTTTACACTTATGTCAACCCATTGTAATCCAACCTCTCGCCTCTCCCTCTATCGCCGCCACCCCCGCTACCCTTACCATTACCTCCACTCTCAACTTGTCAGGCTCCCCCACAGTGCCCTCGCTAACCTTCCTCGGTACACAGTTGGTCATCATGGACGGCAATAATACCGAGGTTATCACTGTCATTAGTGTTATTAGTCCGACTCAATTTACCGCTAACACTCTATATCCACATCCAGCAGGGGTATTAGTGGAGGGTGCGCCATTCCCATCACAAGCTCAAACTGATCCACTACTCACACAGAATGAAGTCCTCGGCTACATAGCTCGCGCCCAAAACGATCTACTCGTTGAATGTCCGTGTATCATGCAATTGTTCCAGCAAAATATTCTACCCGGTGCCATCTATAACTCAGTGCCGCCAACCTCCATCGAATTGAATCGGCTGGCATCGTCAGCGCCAGTGATAGCCATAACCTCACTGACTCGCACCTCCAATGTTGTGACCGCTATCTCGATATCTCCACACGGATATATACCCAATCAGCCATTCTCTATCCTCACATCCCCCGCCGACCCCACCTTCATTGGAGCCTTCGCTGTCGCTACCATTATCAGCCCCACTGAATTTACCTATACACAGTATGCTGCCAATGCCACTACCTCTGTATTGGGGATTACAGCGGGGCTATGGACTAGAGCCTATGAGGTCAGTCAGGAAGAGTTGTCATGTCAGAATCCTTCATGGAGGTCGAGCCATATTACCTCGATAAAATCCTTTTACGAAGATCGCACGGGGCTATACGGATTTGGAGTCTCGGGTATCCCAGCGATAGGCTTCCCGATTGAATTGTTATGCGCGGTCAGAGATACAGATACATTGGCATTGACCGACCATTTTCTTTGTCCGGACATAGCCCTCCACTACCTGAAATACCGCGCCTTGTCTTATGTCTGGTCAAAAGATGGTGAAATGCGTGACCCAGTTCGCCAACGCTATGCCGACGATAGATACGCTCGCGGGATCAAAACACTCCGAAGGTGGATGGAGTGGGCAGGCGTTCAAAGCGCTATGTCTGGGGCTGACACCATGGGAGCCTCAAAGTGACACTACTCGTCTGGAAAATTCAAAACAGCAAACTTTCCGTAGCGAATCTTAGCGGCCTTATCGTAGGCCCTCGCCGCTTCCTCTTCAGTGTTAAAGGTTCCCAAGTAAATTTTCGCAATCATGGCTCGACACGTTCCACAGGAGTTAATAACTGTGCCCGTGTATTTTGCCCCGCTCTTCCTTTTTCTGGGGGCATGATTGGCTGTATTTTCTCGGTACGTTGCAGGTCTAAGATTCGATTCCCGGTTGTCAAGAGGATTTCGATTCTTGTGATCTCCCACCATCCCTTTGGGAACAACTATGATGAAATCGTGCATAGCCAAGGACCGTCCTACTTTGCTGCCGAAGGAGGCTGTGGTCAGTCTCCATGCTCCGTACTCGTCCAGGCACGCGTGCCAAGTGATTTTAGAGAGACGGGCATAATTCTTTGCGTCAACAATGCCGTACTGTCCTTGAGTTGCTGGAATATAGCGGCAGGTATCATCTCCCAAGATAAACTCTTCATTACGCTCAGGAGGCTTTTCGAGTTTCTTAAAACACGCCCAACATATCTGATTGCGTCTCGATTTCCATTCGCCACAGGCGCAGAGATCGTAGTCGCGATGATGCTTGGGGTGAAGTTTTCCGTCTGTTGCATACTTTTGTCTTCGATCCTCTTTGTAGCAGACCCAGCAAAACTCAGACGTTTTTCGTTTCCATGCCCCGCATCCGCAGCGGTCAAAGCGCCACGGGTATTTGAGAATAGTTTCTTCGAGAACGGGATTGTGATTACTGCTAGAATGGTCGAAGGGCGGTTCGACACCAAGCACCAACTTGGGCATGATCATCACCTTGCACGTGAGATTGTGCGGTCGGGCCGCACTTCTGTATTGTATCAGGTACCTGTGTGGGGGAGGGGCTAAAAATGGCGGGGACAGTTTACAAACCGACCGTTCTCCTCCTGCGTAGCAAAGGTATTCAAGCTCGGGACGCTGTGGACAGAGTGGTCGAGCATGGCTACTTGAATATGGCAGGTTGCTTGGAGAGAGAGGAGCAGGCGGTCAGCTCACGCTACGGGACAATTATACTTAATCGCGATCCCATCGGCACAGGCACTAACAACTATTTGTTCACCTCTCCCCCTATCACATTGACTCGTCTCAAATCTTTAACTGGAGCCACATTCAGATACGCTGCTTTAGCTGACGGTTCTCTATGGCGTCGTGCCACCGATATCCAAGGTGCATACACTCGCATTCTCGCCGCCGCCACCCTCTCCGGCCTCCCCTTTACCTCACTCGTCACTACCATGTACGAATCCTCCCAACCCTACCTCCTACTCTGCGATGGCAAGCAGATGTTCAAGGACAATGGCATACTATCGGCCCCGCAGCAACTAGGCATCTTCCCCCCTCTGATGCCCGCTATCTCTGCCGCCTACGCTCCTCAATTCAAAGTATTCTCTACCTTCTCCGACTACGTTACACGTACCGTAACAGACGCGGTAACAAACTCCACCGGCACAGTTACCAGTGCTACCGCCAATTTCACGAACGCCGATGTGGGATTGTATGTGATTGGTACTAACATTCCCGCCGGTGCCACGATCATTTCAGTTACAAACTCCACTACGATTATCATGTCTATCGCCGCCACTGGATCAGTGTCCGGGGGGACGCTCACAATAACTAGTTACAATGCCGAAAACGGTCTGACTATCAGCACCTACAACGACTTCCTCAACATCTCCGGCCACTACTATGGACCTCAGCTCGGTGGCGATCACTACATGTACCAGTGGTCATTGACTCCCAATACCCCATCGCCAGTCCCCGACGGCGCACTAATCGCATCCGCCTTCTACACCGGCACCTACGGGATTAAATTCAATTCAGATTCCTTTAACGAAACCTTCCACTATGTCTCCGATGACGGCCTTTATCAGCCCGTTGACAACTTTCACATGGACGCATTGACTACTAGTGTTACATCGTCATCGAACGGAACTATTTCATACTCATTCCCGGCTACTCTCAACCTCTCCAATTACGCCCCCGCCGATATAATCGTAATCGTAATGAGGGTATTATCGCCGGGGAATGTATCGAGTGTTAGCGTGAATTTTGACGTGGCAGGGTCAAACTACACGTCATCCTATTACACCAAAACTATCACCCCGGTCTCATACCAAGGATTCATTAGTAATCCATTATCGACGGATGCTGTAACCGCACTGACCGATGCCGTACTCTTACAGTCGCTAACTGGATCAGCCACCACTACCACCCCTACCACTACCACCCCTACCCCCTCTACTACTACTAATCCGGGCACTACCGCTGGGCCATTCGGATCATATCCATCTCCATCATCTACATCCTCCGACGTTACCAGTCTTAGTGATCAGATTGCCCAACTCAATCCCCCCAATCTAGCCTCGAACGGCGCGTGGTCGGCGATATATTTACAGAAGGGTGATTTCCTCCCCGTAGGCAACGCCAACACTCCAGGATTAGACTGGACGGTAATTACAGGGTTCCAGATAGCCATAGTCACGAATACCGATGGCGGGACAGAGGTAGATTTCAACTCACTGTATATACAAGGGAGTCCGACTATATCTGGAGTAGGGACATTGGCTGGCCCATCTAGTTATGGCGGGGTAGGGTATGACTTCAGATACATATATTATAATGCCGCCACTGGCACTCCAGCCAACCCAAGCTCGATACAATTATTTGCTCAAACCCCACTCAATCCGGGCGAGACATCCACACTAATTGTCCTCCGCCAAGCTATCGATATTGTCGGTCAATATTCCCCAGATACCCAAGTTACCCATGTCAAGCTATTCGTCCGTGGCGGATTATACGGCGATAACTGGCGCTATGTCGATCTCATCCCCAATCTCCCCGCATCCACCCCTAATGAGACTATCGCTTTCATCTCAGTCAGTGGAACCACTGTCACTATCACCACTCTTACCGTTAACGCCTTCACTCCCAATCTATCCATCATCCTCAATGGCCTTACCTCCGCTCCCGCACTCAATGGCCAAACTGTCGCCATCACCGCCACCCCCACCCCATCTCAAATCCAGTTCACATTCGCCGGTCTGACCCCGACCACGGTAATAACCGAAACCGGCACCATTACCCTCACCCCCGCTAGTCTATCTGCATTCGGAAATAGTGCCGGCCTATTCTCATACCGCTACATCCTCCCCGATACTGCTCTCCAACAGGGCGAGATACTAGGGCTTGCTAATGACGTACCCGTAACCTCGTCCCTCCAATCGCCTATTAACTCCACTCTGACTACTCCAGTTCAATCTATCGCCAGCCCCAATATCAACTACCCGACATTTACCACCGTGGGGGTGGCCGGGGGATTGAGTGCCAGTTTCGTGGCCAATCAGATTATAGTCGTCGGTAACACTAGTAATCTCGAACAGGTCATTGCAGTCCATCAGTCTACAGGGGGGTTTACCGCGTGGTTCCAGTATAGCCATGCGATTGGGGAGCCGGTACAGGCGTTTGCAGTACCCGCTCAACCTGTACCACTCTCAGCTATAGCTTACGGGACAGTGTGGTACGCGGGGGATACTAACAATCCTCACTACCTCTACTACGCCAACAAAGGGTATGGCGGCGAATGTGTATCCCCCCAGAACTACATCCCATGCGGGACACCATCTGACCCGATAGTTCTAGTGGTGAATAAACGCGGGACTCTATTTGTCTCTACCCTGTCAACTTGGTATCAGATATTTCCCGGCAACCCCCCTTATGCTCAATCCACAGGTAGTAAACATGGAGCAGTGGCCTCATTTGGCTGGGGGGATGCAGAAGGTGAATTATACTATGAGGCTGCTGACGGGATACGCACATTCAAGGGGTCGGATGGGACATACAAATCCCTCCCGATTGAATGGCTATGGCGTGATAATCCACTCACCCCAATTCCACTTATAGACACGACTCAACTCTCAAAAATATTGGGTGCTTACGTTAATAGCGAGGCCATATTCGTATACATCGGGCAGGACGGGAACAGACACAGACTAACCTGGAATTCAGAGTACAATAGATGGCGCAATGACAATGTGCCTGCCACTGCACTCTACTTGGAGGCCGATACTAACACTCTCGTCTACTCCATCCCCATTACTATCCCCGGTACAGGCTCAGGCTGGGTGATAGTGTACGACTCCTACTCACAGGACTATGATGACGGCGGCTGGGTAGCAGGAGTATTAGCACAATCTCCCATCCCTATCACCCTGCAAACTCCATACCTGGATGCAGGCGCTCCCAATAATCAGAAACAATTCAATGTCTTGACTATAGACGCAAACCCGAATGGTCAGATACTCACTCCCACACTACTATTCGATGGCAATAATGGAAATGTGGCTACTGTCATCCCCTCCCCCGCTACTTTTACAGGGGCCGTGAGAAATAAATTTGTATTCCAGATTGCAGCCGGATTCGGGCAGCAAGCCTACGAGATATCCCTGCAAATCACCGGAGCCGTGACCGCCGCGCCCATTCTATATCAGGCTGAAATGTACGCGGCAGTGTTAGCCGATCAACGGTCGAGCTACGATACATACTGGGTAACTCTGTCTAATACTAATGAGACTAAACTGGTCAAACAGTGTTTCGTGGACTATACAACTATCGCTGGAAATACACTGCTATTGGAGATATTCGCGGACGGTAATCTGACTCCATACTTCACGATAGTCTTACCTGAGAATACTAGCCGTAGCGAAGTCCCTATGAGGGTGAGATTCCCAGCTAAGATATTGAGACTGTTCCGAATGATCATCACCAGTACAGCTAAATATCAGTTGTGGAGTCCAGTGCAATTGATGTGGAAGATGAACGCGACCCAAAGCGGATTCCAACGCTTAGACTTAGGAGACACAACGCCATGAGTACATCACCATCCACCTCCACCTCCACCTCTACTAATACTCAGACTATTGGCCGCCGTGGCCGCCGCCCCATCCCCCTGCCAGAATCCCCGCGCTTCGGCGGCTGCATCTCCGCGCCATTCATCTCCCACAAAAACATCCCGTCTCACTTCTGCAACCGCACCGCCACATGGGGGATTAGAGGGGTAGGGATATTGTGTAACCCGCATTTCGAGATATACTTCGAGGAACATCCGGAGTTAGAGTTAGGGGATATAGTCAGGCTGAGTGACCGTGATTGTCATTTTGGGGATGTCAAATCTGAATCCAGAAAGAGAAAATAATACTAGTATGGCTAACACTCCCAATCCCGCCCCCTCCACCCCCCTCCCCCAAGTCAACTTCACCGAGTCCGATCTCTCATCCCCATCCCAATTCATTGCCCAACTCAACACTACCATGAATAATCACGCCCAAGTCCTCAACCAGTTCCTCGGCTACGGCAACAATCAAGGCTCAATACCGATTAGCGGTCAACTGGATTTACAAGGGAATAAAATTACCAATGTAGCGCCCGCAACTACTGGTAGCGATGTCATCACCCATGATGTAGCCGAGAGTCGATACTCTGCCCCAGCGCTGAAGAAACACTTTGAGTCAGGCGGTAAGTCATCATTAATCTCATATAGGCAGCTAAATAATAACGGTCAAAGGGAGAGTTCCTCATCCTTTCTCAATGATCTTGTCTCAACCGCACCCACCGCTAACACCAGTACCATCTCAGCTACCACCCCCGCCGGAGGCACTACCTCTGTTACCGTCAGCGCAGGTACATTCTCCAAAGTCGATAACACTATCGTTCATTATCTGAGCCTGACATCATCCCTAGCTGTCCCCGGCTCAGGTGAAGTCGTTTACTATGTGTTTATTCAGAAACGCTCGACTGAGCTATTCCTGTACCCGACCTCATTTCCTGCCGACACTTGGGCCAACAGAGTCTCAGCTAGTTTCGACGGAAACACTTTGATCGCGGTTATCGTTCTGAATAGTGGCGGACTCGATACTGTTAATAGTGGAGGCGGTGGCACTCCTCCAATTGCAGGTGCGAATGTCAGGCTGTTTGGGAGGCTATAGATGGCGTTTCACATCGAAATCATCTCCATCGACAAGGACGGATTCGCTGGAATTATCTCAGCCAAATTCCGCATCCACGACGACAGTGATAAGGTGAATGGGGTAGGCAGTACGGAGAAATTCACAATCGGTGCATTAGAGATTGTCGAGAGATATCACGGAAACGTCACCGAATGGATCACTACATCCGTCGCGCCCGGTATGCTCGCCCGCCATAAATCCCGAGTCGCTGTCCACTCCGATCTATACTCGCTCAAAGGCAAGCGACTGCCACTGTGAAAATAATCCTTGACGGGGTGGATATCTTTCCACTATATTCTCTCTCGTGACGACGACTCCCCATGACACCGACAATACCAACAATACCAACGACCCCGCCATCGCCACCACTATCGATCATCATCACGGCTTCTCAATACTTCTACGGCTGGACCCTGACGATCTCAAAAAACTGGACAGGCTCGCCGTGAAAAAGAAACTGACCAGAACGGCGGCAATCAGGGAGTCAATCAGAGCGTGGGCGCGGAGGATATTGTGAGCGAATCAACCAATGTGTGTGTAGGCTATATTACCGCGTGGCGCTGGTGGGGAGTGGCCGAGACTACTCTAATCCCGTCCGGTAATCGCTATATTCGCGACTTCCTTCCGCGTAGTACAGCATGGGAGAATCATTGGAAGTGGTCGGGGGAGAATATCGCCCGTAACCTGCATGACATCCTGTATGACGTACGGGAGTGCAGTCAGACTGAAATCACCCCCGAAAACCAACTGGGATTCTATGCCTTCAAGGATAACGGCATTGAGCACGTAGACAGTGACGCCGTACTGTTTGGTCGTGTAGCTCTATATGGCGATGTCTGCGAACACGAATACGGCTACCGTGCTGAAAAAGCCCGTATCCTTGACGTATACTGCCGCGAAGACTGGTATCCAAAACTATCCCACATCCCGCAAATCAAAGGTATATACAAAATCACTGACAAACCCCCTGTGTTGTCCCCGATAGTTGATAGTGATGGTAACCCATACACTTATGAGGAGAATTGCAAATGTCTTTCATTGGTCCCAGTAAAGATAGAATCGTGCGGTATGAGCCCATCGGATTCCCCGACGATACCCGAACCTCTAACCCTGACTATCCGCAGCTGCAGCGCGAGCGCGAACCTGACCGTGAGCATGTTGGGGTCGAGCCTGTACGATCAGCTCCAGTATCTGTGCCCGCTGATTTCCACAACTATCGGTACTGACGGGAAGTATCTCAACTCGACTCTCTACGCGCCCGAGACTAGCCTCCCTGCCATCATCGAACCTGTCGGCGACTATTGCTCAATCTGTAACTGCCGCATTCTCGCCACTGATGCTGTAGTGGTCGCGCACTGTTTCCCTGACGACTACCAACAGAAAATCATTGACAATACGTTTGAGTTTGTCAAGGTAATGACGCACTGGGATTGCGAGACTCAAATCCGCTGTAACGACGACAATCTAATTCCACTCACTGAGATAGATTCGGTAGCGTTCTATGGTAACCACAATGGTAACTATTGCCACTGGTATACCTACGGCTACGGCTATACCTATGGCGGGATCATGCGCTCTGACAACCCTATAACCTCTATCCCGCCATCCGATCCCGTGCCTGGATTTATCCACGGACAGCGATACAATATGTATCCGGATAAGGCTGAGTCCAAGCCTAAACACAGTGGCGGCAAGAAGACGAAAAATTGGAAGCAGGAGAGGATGTGGCAGGCATGAGTAATGATAATGGTAAAGGTAAACTCATCAACCACGGCATATTCAATCTCGGACAGGCCAACAACGAATCCGACGAGAATGAGGTATTCACCGAGACTATCAAGGTGTCAGACTGGGCAGCCAGGGGTGATGTCAATACCGCCGAATTGACTCGAATACTTCGTCAAATCGCCAAAGTGGCTAACTACATGGGCGGAAATATCATGAGGGTATCGGCAATGTCTGCTACAGGTAAAGACGCTGGCGCAGGCTCGCCGATCACTCAGGCTGTATTACAGATAGCGTCTGTGTCCGAGGGCATGGCAATACAATTAGAGCGGGCCGCGACTCAAATCATGCCTGCCAATGGACCTATATTTCCGGGTAATACTAGTGGCCATCCGACAGGGAGGGCATAGTGCAAAGGTTCGAGTTTGACTACTTTGAGCGATTCAGTTTCTTCGCTATCCATGCCCTCTACCACAAACTGATAGTATTGATTATCGCTATCAGTCTGTCTCTATTGGCGTTCAGACTCGCTACCGATCCCCTTGCTATCATCCTCCTGCTCTCATCTATAACCCTAGCTATACTGTTTGAGGCGTGGATGACTTACAACTACGAGGGGTATCTACACTCCAAATACCCTCTCAATCTCCCTGTCGAAATCGAACGGATGCAAAAGGTAGTTGACAGTAGTAGTGTGGGTATCGGGTCAAAATACAACTATACTGGCCCCACCAACTACACTACCATAGCCTATGCCACCACTATCATTCTCGGACTATCCACGATAGTTGCGTTTGTCATGGGGATGTTAAGACTAGCTCTACTGTGCGGAGGTCAACAGTCATGACCGATACCAATACCAATACCAATACCGATACTATTCTCAATATGCCCGATATCACCTCCCGAATCCTCACTATCCTCTCCGTATACTCAGGCATAGACATCGACTCCATCACCTGTGAGAGTGGACCCAACACTCCTATCAGTAGTCTTGATTTCGACTCGCTGGAGATGGTTGAGGTAGTGCAGGAGTTAGAGAAGGAGTTCAGTATCGACATTAGTGATAGCGATATTGAGCGATTAGTAACTGTAGGAGAGCTGGTGGAGTATGTCGCTCGGAAAGTGAATGAGCAGAAGATTGCCGAATACAAGGCTACCAATGCTGAGATTGTAAGAGGATTCGATGACGGAGAGTTATAGCAGGAGTAAGGATAAGGATATTGATCCGCTACTAGCTCTAGCTGACGATCATTACACTCTCGGCCCGTGTAAGGTTATTCTCTATAACCGCACCAAGACTGCATTATTCGGTGACGATCTACTATCCCGGCTATACGATGCCTGTCTAGCCTCGCGTCCATCCCACCCATTCGGAATACTCCCGTCAGCTATGTGCGGCATGGTTGATCTGAGCCGTGACGCCATGATCAGCTATTGGGCCACTAGAAATCCACTTCTGCTACTAACACTCGATCACAAGTCATACTCAGCTAAATCTGTCCTCGATGTCCGTAGCTCACCAATTCTGACAGACGGTACTATCGTGGCCGGATTCTCATTCATCACTGCCTTCCAAGGTGCGGCTATATCTCTAAATGGTGGTCCACAGCCAATGGGAGAGAGATCGGCATTAGGAGCCTATCTGTATTTCCGTCCGTTCTGGGGGACGCCGGAGATAGAAATCCTAAATTTATTGGGTTTATCTCTGTATTTTCACAACTACAAGTTATCGGCTATCCACGGACAACGATTCGCGTATAACGTGGCCACTGAAAAATTCATGCGAAGATTTGGGAGTAGAGATGTCGGCACCCTCCAACGATTCCTAGCCGACCGCAAAGATGGGCGTGCAGACGGTGAAATTATACTGTCAGATTGCATTGTGTCTGAACTACTCAGGGAAAATTTCATTGAGTATGTTTCTCGCCAACTACTTAGCCTGATCCCCTAATTCTTCCCCGCCCTCTACCCCTACCCCGCCAAACTAGATTACCATTGGGCGGTATAGTGTGAGTGCCGGAGGACGGGCTGTGGGCGGAAAGAGCAGCGGGGTTTCGACTCAGGTCAGTGCGGGCGAACAGGCTAACAGCAACGCACTTACCCAAGTCGCGGTCGGTCAGGCCGCAAACTCACAGCAGCTCTACAATCTCACCGAGCCCGGTCTCGCTCAATCCGAGAACTTCTACCAGACTCTTGCTGCCGGTGACCCCGCCGCTATCATGAAGGCTATAGCCCCAACCGCACAGGGGGCGTCAGACTCGGCTACAGCCGCCAAAGCCAACATCATGGCTAATAGCCCGACAGGCGGCGAAAAGAATTTAGCGTTAGAACAGGTCCAAGCTGGCCAAGGCGCGACTATTGCCAAGACTATCTCCGGGGCTACCACTGGCGCATATCAAAACTTAGGAGCGTTGGCGGGCCAAGGGGTAGGCGAGAGCATATCGGCCAGTGGAGCGGCCACTAGCGCGTATGGTACAGCTAATCAGGGACTAGGACAGTTAGGCAGCCAGCAAATCCAAGCTCAGCAAATCAATGCCCAAGAAAAGGGCGCGACACTGGGCGCGGTATCGGGACTAGGCGGCTCGGTAATGCAGGCAGCAGGCGCGGCGGGTAGCTTTGGGGATTTATTCGGTTAGGACATAAAGGGGGAGGAATTGACAGATGCCACCACAGACACAGAGCGTAGTTGACGATCCCAATGCCGTTGCCGCCCCACCTGTCCCCGGTACTCCTACTGCCCCCGCTAACCCTGACCCCGCCTCATGGGATCCTGTGCATTACACTGCCCCCACTCCCGACCCTAACCTTCCCACCCCCGTTAAAGCTCCTGCCGTGCCTGACACCGCCAACCCTACCCAAGGCCAGGATCTCGCATTCGGGGGTGGCGTTAAGGGCGCTATTGGTACTGTCGCTACCCTCGCAAACTCATTTCTAACCGGAGCTATCAAGGGTAGTCAGCAATTCCAGCAAAAGCAAATAGCGATGGCTGGAAAGAAAATAGAGGCGGTGCAGTCGAGTAAGAATGCAGCCTCCGATAAGATGTACGACCTAGCCCAGCACCCTGACATCAAGCCTATACTCCGAAAGCAGATGGCTGACCCTAAATATCAGCTCACACCCGAAGAGATGAAAACCGTGCAGCCGTTTATCGAGGCCCGTAATCAGTCCCATGCTCTGAACGACATCCTCGGACAGATGCAGACTGCATACGCTCAGAGTCAGTACGGGGGTAAAGGGAAAGGAAAGGGTAAGAAGGGGGATGGCGGGGGAGGGGATGCGGTAGATTTGTCGGCGCTGATGAATCCAAATGCGTCTATCGAGGACAAGACAAAGGCGGCAATAGCATTCAGAGCCAAAGCTGGGGACATTGCGGATTACAGAGTGACAGCATTACTATCACAGCCCGAACCAGTACGAAGCCCCGATGAGCGCCAGAACTCTCTCTATGCCCAGATTGACGATCTTAATCACAAGCTCAATCGCACTGAAGCTGACAATGCCAAACTCAAATCCATGAGCGACGAGTATGACGCTAACAAGAAGCGGTTGGAGGCCACTCCCAAAGCATCCACTACCGGCCCAAAAGTAATGGGGATAGGCGTAGACTCTGCTGGGAAGGAAGCCCCTTTAATCTGGGATAACGAGTCTCAGGCTATGGTTCCGGCCAAACTCCCAGAGGGGTACGATCTGGTAAAAAAGCCGTCCACAGGCTCTATCCGCAAGCCCGATCACTTTGATGATTTTAAGGCACAGGTAGCGCGAGAGGCTGGGATTGATGTCAAAGATTTAAGTGCATCCTCACTACTCGCTCTGAATAGAGCATTTGCTGACTCTCATAAGACAGGTTCGTTCAGCAACGGAGTCTACCACTATCAAGACACATCTACTGGACAAGAGGTAGAAGTCCCAATCACCCACAGCACTCCGGCCCCAGCATTGAATGTGCCGAAAGTGTCAGCATCTCAAGGGGCTATACCCAAAGCCCCCTCTGTGCCCTCTACATCGCCAGCCACCGCTACTAAGGCTATCAATCCCTATCCCAACCCAGAAGATCAGCCGCCCGACGTGTCCATGAAATTCAACCAGTCATGGACGAAACCGGATTGGAAACTAACTGTACTCCCACCCGAGGAGGAAGCTAAGTTCCAGATATGGGCAAAACAGAATCCCAATTCTGTCCGAGGTGAATTAGACAACCCGAAAGCCGATTACGATGTTCGCGCTCACTGGGCGGCGGCACAGAGAGGTGATCCCGAGGCGAGTCTCAAATTAAACGAATGGGACGGCAAGATGCATGGCAATGACAAATTCAAGACCCCCTATAACGGGACATTCTCAAACGAGTCCATGTATGCCACTCCCGACGCCCCTCGGTGGCAAGGTGACAAGTTAGTAACTAAAGACGGGCAGCTAGTTACTGATGAGACACCTAAGCCGAAAGCCCCTGCCGTACCTCTACAGGCTGTCGCCAGTCAGGTCAAACACGCTAAAACCCACGCTCCCGCGACCCAATCTGCTTCGGCATCCAATACAGCTACAGCTCCCAAGCCTGCCCGAGCCCCCGCCGCCACTAGCGCTAACACCCTGCCTCCCGGCTCTCCAAAAGGTGCTCGCGTAATCGGCTCTACCATGTCTGCCGCCGAGAAAATGGATGCCCGCGAGATTATCGCTGCCGGGAAAGATGCCCGCTCTCTGGACGCCGCCCTTGCCACCATGGACGACTACGTAGGCGGAATCAAATCCGGCACAGTCCCCCGCGACTCCCGCAAAGATTTAGACCTGATGATCGGTGCTGTCCGCGCCATGAACCCCGGCTCCCGCCGCCTTCCGCAGCAGGAATTGAAAATGGAAATCGAAGCCGGATCATGGGATCAGGTCATGGGCAGAAAGTTGTCAGTGTGGTCCAAAGGTACTATCCCCGACGACCAGCGCACATCCCTGTACAATATTCTGAAAGATGAGACTACAAAATTCAGTTCATCTGTAGCTCGCGATTACGAGACAAAACTCCCGCAACTATCTCTGCCCGATCATCTAAAGCGGTATGCCACAAAAAGGGAAGGGGGTAGCGGCATGGGTGTAAGTCTATCCGACGCCCGCAAACTCCCGTTCAACAAGGGTAAATCGGACGCTGAAATTACCAAAGACTTGGAATCTCGCGGACATACGGTACTCCCTGATGGCCACTAACACTAATACTAGTGATCCATACGCGACTATTTTGAAGCCGCTGACGCCGGAACAAAAGAGTGTGTCTACCGCCGTCGCGGCGTCGAAAAAGTATGCTGCAGCTAACTCTAACGATCCCTACGCATCCATCTTAAGGCCTATCCCTGGCTCAACACCCTCTGGCC